ATGGTGTTGGTGTGTTTGTTGAGGTTTGAGATGGTGTTGGTGTGTTTGTTGAGGTTTGAGATGGTGTTGGTGTGTTTGTTGAGGTTTTTGTATTTGTTGGTGTATTTGATGGTGTTGATGTATTTGTTGGTGTATTTGAAGGTGTATTTGTGTTTGTGGGTGTGTTTGTTGGGGTTTGTGTATTAGTTGGTGTATTTGAAGGTGTTTTTGTGTTTGTCGGTGTGTTTGTTGGAGTTTGTGTATTAGTTGGAGTTTGGGTTGGTGTTGATGTATTTGTTGGTGTGTTTGTTGGTGTTTGAGTATTTGTTTGAGTAGGTGTATTGGTTTGTGTTTGAGTAGGTGTATTGGTTTGTGTTTGAGTAGGAGACGGCGTATTTGTTGGAGTTGGTGTTTGGGGTGGCGTTTGTGACGGAGTTGGTGATGGTAGTGTGGGACGTTCTGTTGGAATATATTTGTAAGGATATGATACAGGTATTCCCGAAGAAAGTAATTTAGAATTTGTTAATTTTCCATATCCAGCTTCATTTTCAACAATAATATCAAAAAATCCAGAAGTTTTTGGTGCTTGTGGCAAAGTAAAAGATATTAAATTTTCAGTATATGAAAAAGAATTTAATAATACGCCACTAAATCCTAAATTGTCAGCCGATAATTTCTCAACACCAGAAAAGGGATTATAAAAAGTAATATTATCAAACATTAAAGGTTTAGATGCACTTAAATATACATTTAATAATTGAAAAAACATTCCACCCTTAACTAAAAAATCTAAATCTTTGTTTGATGTCAAATTTGCATTTAATAAATAAAATTGCTTCGGTGAAGAATATTTTAAAATAGGTTTAGCTAAAATGACAAATCTTTCAACCATATTATGGGCGAGTTGGTGTTGGGGTAGGAGTTGGGGTTGGTGTTTCGGTTAAAGGTGGTGTGCTTTGTTTTAATCTTATAGAATAACCCTTGGGTTTACTGTCGGGGCCATGATAAATGGTATCAAGATAATTATTAAAATTCATAACCATTGCAGAACCGCCATTTTCTGTAGATGTCCAAAAACTTCCGCGCCTATTGCGTAGGTCGGATGTGCCACCATCGGACATATATCCGCCGGGGACAACCGAAAAACCAGTTTCGTTTGTCGCATTTGTATTTGGAGAGTTCCATAGACCAGTGGCGTCTTCTATCGTTCCAGTTGTTTTCATTTTACCGCCAGCTTGATTTCCTAAACAGGTTTCAATATCAGTCCAATCCGATTCACTTGGAATCGAATAACCACCCTGACCAATACCTCTTGCATCACCCACAACATACCAGTTATATAATTTACCGTAAATTGTTTCATTGCTGGGATCAAAATCATAATAACACCAAGCGGGTGTGCCAGCAATGCCAGCATCTACCCACTCGGATTGAGTGATTGCTTGTGGTATAGAATCACCGTTTCTGAAGGTTGTGCCGTTAAAGTTTTGAGTATCCCAATTTTGAATGCAATTTAAAATTAATGGTTTTGTTGGAGTGGGTGTTGGAGTAGGTGTGGGTGATAGCGTTGCTGATGGCGTTAGTGTTGGGGTTGGAGTATTTGATGTAGTACTTGTTGGTGTTGGAGTTGGGGTTTGAGTAATTCCAAAAAAAGAATCATAATCTATTAACAAGGAATCTTTAACATTAAAATCTATATAATCTGATGTTATTTTATAAATCTTTTTAACTATTTCTGTTGAATTTTTAAACATCCACCCCTTTATAGTAAAACTCGTGTCAGCGGATATTCTATATGGTTGTGTTGGTGTTAAATTGTCAGGATATGTCATTTGTATAGTACCGCTCCACAAAACCTCGCTTCTTATTTCATAGGGAATACTATCTTTTGGGTTTAAATTATTATCTGGTAATTTCCAAGAAATAATAATATAAGGATCACAATAAGGTACAAAATTAGTTAATATTTGATCCATATCCAATTGATATTTTGTAACAATTGTCATGTTAACTGTTATATTAATTGGTACTGGCTGTAATATTTGTTTAGATAAAACTCCATTTGTTTTATTCATTACATCCACTTTAAATCCTTCGTTTTTATTAAAAACTCTAACAGGATCTCTAGATATTCCGCCAATACTAACAGCAATAACGGGAACGGTTAATCCTCCGGGGGCTGGATTATTTAATGTATTATATACTCTAGATTTTGGTGAATATACATATAAAACCTTAACTCCGCTATTTGGAGGCGTTAAAGTATTTGTGTTATCATATCTTTTTATAATAACATCATTAAAAGCACCAATAAACTGTTCTACTAATGTTTGTACCTCAAAACCAAAAGTATAATTTTTCATTCTTTCTACTTATTAGAAAAAATGTTTTTATTTTGAAATATTTGTCTTTAAAGATTTAATATATTCAAAATCTATATTTTTTCTTACGCAATTGCATATGGCATAGGCAAAGGTTTTTTGTTCTCTACCACAATTACCTCTACCTAAACATTTTTTACAGCTATTTGATGGTTTTTTGGTTAAAGGTAGCTGACCAATGTCTAAAAGTTTAATGTCTTTTTCAAGAATTTCATAAAAAACTCCAGAAAATACGCTATATATTGTTTTTTTCGTTTCCATTTACGCTTATTAATAATATACTATCCCAAAATTTATTTCCACTTATTTTTTTTGGATAAACTATTAAATTTGTTTCAATTTCTGGTGCATGTTTAGATAAAGTTTTAATTCTATAGTCAAAATAAATCAAATTATCATCTTCGTGAAATTCTACATCATAAGGAATTGGAATTTCTATTTTTTCTTTGATTTTTTTACAAGTATCCATTACAAATGTAATATAAAAATTTCTTTGATAAAATAATAATAATTTTCCTTGTTTATATGTTTTATTTTTAATATCAATTGTAATATCTTTTTGTAAAAGATATTTGCAAGCTTTTTCTAAATTAGTTCCATAAATTGTCATTTTAAGTTGCCATAAATTGGCGAGGATTAATTCTGGTTATCTTAGAATTATAAAATTTGGCAAATTCTTCAATACCCTTTTGATCATTAACATATATAGGCAGTGAATTAGCATTTTTTTTCTTAATCAAAACACAAGATTTAATGTCTATATTTCTCCAATCTTGAATTAATATGTCCCAAACGGTTAATAATCCTTTTGCGGCAGCATTATATGGCGGTTCATAATATGGCAATTTATATTTTAAAGTTTTCATGCCAAATGGAGATCTTAATAATAGTTGATTTGTTGTACAAATTATTCTTCTGGTTTTTGATGTAACCGATGGATCTTTTGCTCGTCTTCTTCTAACAAAAACGATTTCAACAACATTTTGAGAAACGTATTTTGCAATTTCTCCAACGCTATGAGTACCATAAAATCCAGAATATTCCGCCATATTCTAATTATTTTATTCTTTTTTAGTTTTTGGTTCGCAAATACCAAAAATACGAGATTCATTTAAAAACACTATGTTTTTTAAATCATTTAAATTTGCTACTTGTATACCTTTATCGTTAGGAAACACAATAATATCATCAGCCTTTACAGTTTTGCAATCTGCACCAGCTAAAATTACCCTAGCCAACCTCCAAGTAAAGTTAACAGCATTGATAGGAACCCAAATACTGCCTCTTTTAACTTCTGTGCCATTATCGTTGATATCAATGTATTGACACATTAAAATATCGTCTAAAACTTTTGTTAAGTTCCATTCATCAAGAGCAAATTCATGCCCCAAATAATTATCTAATTGAACTTTTCCTCCAATTAGATCTTCTTGTGGTGGTCTAGGTATCATATGTTTTTATTTACTACCGATATTTAATTCTGCAATAGTCTGTTTAAACAAATTTATCTCTCTTTCTGAGCATTCCATGATATAGGCCATTTTAATGTCTTCATCAAAATCATCGTTTTCTTTGATTTCCTTTTTAATATAATCTATTTTTTTATTATATTTTGGTAGTATAACTCTATAAAAATTTTTTATATCAAAATCCTTAACAGAACAACACCATTTATTTGTAGTTAAATTTAAAATTTTAGCAAATGATGGATTTGCCATAGATAACCACCTATTAACGAGAAATGTTGGTGGTTTGTAATCTTTAGTATCATTATTTCCGTTTTTTAAAACAAAATTAATGAAATCAAACAAATTATTGTCTTTAAATTTCATTAACAATATAATTTTTTAAAAATTTCGGAAGATTTATTCCACTCCAAAGTATTCATAGAATCACCCATACCAAAATGTACAACTCTAATAGGAGTTACGCCCATTTTAAGCTTATTTTTATTTGAATTTAAACAAAAAGTAATATCATAATGATGAAATTCAAAATTTTCATCAAATTTTGTATTAGTATCTAATAGTCTATTAACATTTACCGCTAAAAATAATCCATCCAAAACCAATGCTCTAGATTCGGTTGGTCCAAAACAGGTGGTCCATACACGCTTTTCGTATGAGTGAGCAACTTCACCGATATGATCTTCTCTATTTGACATTAGATGCCATGCTGGTGGTTTGGATAAATCGCATTTTCTGGAACCTGCTAACCCAACAATATCATATTTCTCAAAAGCAATATCCAATTTTTCAAATATAAATAAATCTTCTATTAGAACATCGTCGTGAACAAAAATGACTTTTTTATCTTTATATGATTCGTTTACAAATTTATTATAAATTTTAGGAAGACCATCTTTATTTTCATAAAAAACTGTTGAATTTTTGGATAATCCAAATTTATCTAAAAATATAGAAATTTGAGTTTGTTTTTTAAACTCTTCTTTGTTTTTCTGAGTTGCTATTACGAAGTGATATTTATTTAATGAATTAGGCATATGATGAGGTAAATAATATAGTATATATTAATGAAATCCAAAAAGAAAATCAAGTTAAAAAAAAATATGAATAAGACCATTGTTTCCAAGCCAAATAAAAATGTACAAAATGAAGTTAATCGTATTTTAAAACAAAATATGTCATCTATGGATTTAAACGAATCACATATACCGTTTGTTTCAAGATTTTTAAAAACATTAATAAGAGAAGCAGAAGAAACAATTGCACCAGAAGTTCCAGAAAAAACAACTCCTGTTGATGGAAAATCTCCTGAAGAATTTACACCAGAAACAAATCAACAAGATTTTGAACAATCTTTAGAACCTTCCACTGACCCAAATCAATTTGAGACTGAAGGTGTTCCTAGTGATGTTACATCTGATACAATTAACAGCATCAAGCAATGGTCTGATAAATTAAATGAATTTGCTGAATTTTTAAATGATCCATCAACAAACTCACTTCATAAAATTTTAGCTGATGGTGACAGAGCAGGTAGCCTTTTACGAGGTGTTACTAGAAAAGCATCAGACTCAATTACTCGTATTGCGGGTGAAGTTGAAAAGTTAAAAGAAATTCTTAATACATATATTATCACGGCACCCAAAAAGCTTCGTGATACTGAGCAGCTTAAAGCTGGAAGTTAGTATAAATTTTCTATTAAAATTTTATAGTCTATTTCATCCAACTCTTCGAACATACACATTTCGTTGAAATCTTTATAAGACATACCATCTTTCCACATAAATACATTTTCTCCATTAGAGACAAGTTCTTTTATTTTATTACTAGCCGTTTCATCAAATTTAGGATTATCCAAAACCCATATTTTTTTATGAAAAGGAAATTCCAAAAGTTGCTCTTCTTGCTTTTTTGTTAAAGTTATTCCCGCCGCACTTATTCCATTTTTTACAAACATGGAATCAATTGGGCCTTCAAAAATAAAAATATAAGGAATATCAATATTAACACGGTCTATTCCAAACAAAGTTTTATCATAACCCGTCTTCCCTAAATATTTTGGGTTGCTGTTATCAATAGATCTTGATTGATAAAATACAATTTTCCCGCTTCTATCATAAAAAGGAATACATATTCTGTTTTTATGTATAATATCAGTCAAGCTAATGAACAAATTTAATGGTTTATTGATAGCAGTATTAAGTCTTCTTGATCTAATGTAAGAATTGGCTTCTTTGAATTTTAAATTATCTGAATAAAATTTTTGCTGTATTTCATCAAATAAATTTATGGAATCATATGGCAAGTCTGGAAGTTCTTTCTTCTTAATGAAAATTTCTTTGACTAATGTTTTTTCAACATCAAGAGATGATGTATTACTTGATATTTCATAATCCAATTCATCCTTTGATATGTTGCAAACTTTGGTTATCCAAGAAAATGCTGACCATGTTTTTGAACAATTAAAACAATGAAACGTGTTAGATTCTGGATAAAAAAACAATCTTTTCTTTTTGCCTAAACTTTTACCTTCTTTGCATATAGGACAACCTGCATTGTATGTACCGTCATGTTTCCTGTATGTTGGTTCGTATGAATATGAATAAAATTTATTTAAAACAAATGTTTCTGGTATTTTCACACTTCAAGTGTAATTCAAAATACCCAATCAAGTCAAGCGTTTATTCCTGTTCCGGAATAAATAAGTCATCATGTTCCGAAGATTCTTCTTCTTGAGGCTCTTTAGACTCTTCGGTTTCGGCATTTTTATCATAATCCTCAAATGGAGAATCTACCCGATCTCTTAAAAAGGTATAAATTAATTTACTATAACCGTCAGCTATAGTTGGTTTCCCAATACCTTTCATAATACTTTTTACATGGTCAGTAAAAGTTTTAGGTGTATATATTTCGTTTGAATTTAACTCATCAGCTATAGATAAAAAATGAGATTTATCATTACGATAATGATGATGTTTATCTCCAATTTCGTTAATATGTTGTTTTACTTTTTCAATATTAACCTTAAACTTTTTTTTATCATCAGACTTTCTACCTTCGGTAAGAATGTTTTCGCAAAACAAATCAAAATTCTTTAACATGTATATATTTACCCTTTAAACATATCAGATTCTATGTTTTTCAAATCATTCATAGAAGCTGGTATAACAGTATCAAGTAAATTTTCATCCTCCCCATATCCCTTACCTTCTTCGGTTATATAAAATTCAGTTAATTTAATTCTTTCGGTTGGACTTCCGAAAATTTCAATAACTGCTGGTGTATCGTCTTTTGGAAAAATTCTACCATCACCTTTATGATAAGATTCTTCAAACACTTTAAAAATATTATCAATTTCTTCTCTATAAACCGGATCAATTTCACGAAAACCATCATTTTCAATTTCAACAGTAGCCGCCTTTGTCATTGGGATAAAGAAAATAATATCATACAATTTCAAAGTTTCTCTGATAATAATTCTTTGCTGATCTAAAAATTTTTCACTAACTTTATCATTTAAACATAACCATGTCGAGTATGCTAAAACATCAAGAACGGATCGGTCTAATATGATATTGTCTTTTTTTGAATAAGTTGTAGCTTGATCTATTAAAAAATCTAAAATAACCTTTTGAGTTTCTTCCGTTGCATCTTTGCTATGTGGAAGATTTTTTTCTTTAAGAATTTCTCTATATGATGTTTCGGGAGTACTATACATTGGCCATTTTTTAACAAAATCTTTAATGTAAGTTGTTTTTCCTATGTTGGTTGTTCCTATTACAGCTATTTTCATATTTATATAATTATTATTTTTTTAAAATTCACAACTCTTTTTTTCTATTTCGGGAAAATATTTAATCAATTCATCGGAATATTCATCTAAAACAGGTTTGTTTTTATTTTCATGAATGTAAACATTATCTACAATAATTTCCGGAAACATTTGTCTAATTTTCTTAGCAATATCAAAAGATATGTTAGTATTTTCTTTATACCAATCAGAACATACGGATGCTGATGATGAAAATAATAAAGATTCTAATATAATCTTTAATTCTTCTGGACTTAATGAATTAATATTGTAGGTTACATTTGTCATACGTAACCATAATAATTAATTTTATTTAAAAATCAATATTTATTTATGAATTTGTTTCGGAAGTATCAACTGGTAAATTTGATTGATTGAAAATATAAATTAATTTGTCAACTGTATCTTCTGAATTTTCGCTATTAATTTTTGAAGGTAATTTATTTATTTCATTAACCGAATCAGCAGATAATGCTGAACCTTTTTGATAGAAATCTACAATTATTTCTATTAATTTTTCAATTTTTTCATTATCAACATCTTTAACTTTTGATTGAGTTTCTGGATCAAGTGTTGCTGTTGTTGGATCAACTGGTTGACCTGGCGCAGGTTCCGTGGCGGTTTCTGGTGTTGTGTCAAATTCAGGTAAACCATTTTCTTCTTTTAAAAACCTCTCAACCCTTTCACATAATTTTAAAAATTTACTCATATTATTATTTACACTTAAATTTAAAATTTTATATTATTAATTTGACATTATTAATATATACAGTAACATATAAGAGTATGACATTTCAACAAAAATTAAAAAATGAAACAAAAATTAAGCATGATTTAGCGGAACAACATGAGTTTAATGCTCAATTAATGCAAGATAAACTATCAGATAGAAAATATTTTGTTTATCTTCAAAACATTTATCCGATTTATGATTATATTGAAAAAAGATTAAATTTTAGTGGAGAATTAATCAGATCAAATTTAATTCTTGCTGATATTTTACAATATTCCAGACAAGGACATAAAATTGACGAAAACGAACTATATTATTTTGATTGGATTAACAATTTAGCACAAAAATCAGATCTAATGTTGTTATCTGAAGTGTATGTTGAATGGCTAAAAGACCTTTATGGTGGTCAAATTATTTCTAAGCACATTAAATATAGCACATCATTAAAGTTTAACGATATTCCAAAAACAATTTCAGCTGTAAGATTACTATTGATCAATAGTTTAATAGAAAATGATGAATTTATTGAGGCGGTAAATAAGACTTATGATTTTCATTATAATTTATTAGAAAACATCATGGTATAATGATCAAGCAACTCCATAACGAATATAGGGAATTATCAAACTTATCATGTCAAAGGATTAAACATAATAATTCTTTGAAAAATGATGACATAATTTGGGAAAATGACATCTATTTTAATCCAAGTATTCGTTATGGGCATTTGCAATACTTTAAAAGTGGAAATGATAAGATTGAGATTATTCATTCAGTGTTCTATCCATCGTATTTTAAAAAATTACCAATATTTGGGTTTGATGTAATTGCTCTCAACGGTGTTATAACTGGTATTTTTTGTGATTTTACGGATTCTCCCTACGGATGTAGCGAACTTTCACTTAGTTTAAAAAAATTAAAAGAGAGATACGGACCATATTCAAGAGAACTGCCACCTTGGGCAACTTTTTTTTCCGATAATTTTATTTGCATTAATCCAAAAGGACTAGATGAATCTATTTTAATTAAAGATTTTGTAGATATTTTTAAAAAATATATTTTTTTTGTTGCAAATGTAAATTTTAATGAAAGTTATTTTTTAATAGATGACATTAAAATGTCTATTGAAACCCAAAACACCTATTCTTTCAATCAACGAAAGAATGAGAAAACATCTAAAGCATTATCCGCTTATATTGGTGCTGATGAAGCTAGAGAGTTTATGGAAACTATATTATTTCCTATATATTAAATACAACTTTCTATTAATTTAGCTTCCGCTTCTCTTCTGGATATTAAACCATCAAGATTTTTACCTTCCCAAAGTCTTTTCATTTTTCTAACTTCTCTAGCTATTCCTTTATAATCTTTTTTTAGAACTAAATCACGAATATTTCTCATTTCCAATCTACTTTCACCCTTCATAGAAGATCCCCTATTGAATACCAAAGAAACTATAGCACCATAAGCATCATCTTTTAATTCTTCTAATTTAGGGAATGCATTTTCCGCTAATCTTGCAAATTTAGACCAAATCAAATTATTAAATAAACTTAATGCTTGATCCCATGTAATTACAATACCAGAATCTTTATATTTTTTAGTATATTCCTTTCCAGATTGACCAGTTTTTCCTGAAGCATTCTTAACAATTTGTAATTGTTCTTTTGGTAAAAAATAAAACATTTTATCTAATTCGGATTGCGTATAATAACCACAATCAACACCTATACCTAAAGTAAATCCACTAGCACCACCCGGCCATGTGGGTTTTGATAAATATTTTTCAAAATATGACTTACCTCCCCCAACTTCATATTCTAAAATTAAATCTAATGCATTTTTTGATGGATTTTTCATATTTTAACCTCCGAAATATCATAATCATCTTCTTTTGTGTTATTAGTTAATATTTCTTCTCTTTTTTCAACTAAAACATGACCCTCAATAGACGAATTGGAAGAACTATTGTATTTTAAATCTATTAATCCTTGAGCGCCTAAGTAAACTGATATAATAATTGCAAAAATTTCAATTACTTTACTGAAAATAGTAACAAATGCAGTTACATATTCTGGAGATGAGGGTATTAACCAAAGAATTCCAACACTTGTATAAAAAAGAAAAGCAAGCATTATTAATGAACTGAAGATGATAAAAAATTTTTTAGAACTCAAATGATTCATATCTTCAATTTTTTCTTTTACCCTTTCACTTGTATTTGGTGGAGCAACACCGTTTTGTAAAAAAGAAGAAGCACTTTTTAATATTTGTAAAATATCAAACATAATAGTAATATTTACATTTTTTTCTATTATAATAAAATTATTGTATTAAAATCTATTAAAATAATATTATTGTAAATACAATCTATTATAAAGTATTAAAATAATATTATTGTATTTACAATCTATTAAAATAGTACTATTAAAAACTCCACATTGTTATTTTACAAGCGAGATGGTATTTTGTCAATAGGTTATTTTAATTTTTTTAGATTTTTTAACAAAAAATCTTCATCTTCACCAGAGGGAATTAAGCAAGGTATGCCATTAAATCTACCACTTACCTTTTCAAATAAATTATTTTCAATAGTTTCTATAAAATTTGGTAATTTTTTTGATAAAACCTTTTTTGAAATTTTTATAAAGTTGTAAGGATCTTGAAAATAATCAACCCAAACATTTAATTCTTTTTTTTCTTTAAAAAAACACAATATTTTACAATTAGTTTTTTCGGAAATGGCATTCATTTCATTTATAGCATCAAAACAATATAATTGAATATATTCTTTAATCCTTATATTTTTTGAATTAACCAAATTTTCTTTTATAAACCCCCATTCAAAACAATGATCTATAAAGTCAGCTGCAATTTCTTCTATATAATCAAAAACATCAAAAATTAATATATTATCTTTTAAATAATATATAAAATATTGTTTATGTTTCCTTTTCATTGGATGATATTATAACATCAACCAATATTTCTTCAACTATTTCTTGTGGAAGTGAAATGTTTGCATGTTTAACAGTTTCATTCAATTGTTTAAATTGTTCTTTTAACCTTTCCTTCAATTCAAATGCTTTGATATTGTGTTCTTTTGTTAAACTGGCATATGTAGGTCTTGATTGAAGATTCAAAGCTTCAAGCAGAGGTTGGCTTGAGTTGCTCACAATGCCCATTAAACGCTTGTAAAACCTACTCAGAGGCGTTAACGGTTTATTTGAGTCATCCTTATTTATATTTTCATACAAATAGCTTAACATTGTGGATTTTTCTACTTGCTCTTTTACGTTTGCAGTAAACTCTGGACCTCTAACGTGATTTTTTCCAAATGGATTAAACATACATCCCCCTCCAAGCGTTTTCGAACCACAATAAATGCATTTATTTGGAACATCAAAATGTACATGTGTATTTGATGGAGAAAAAATACAAGGTTTACCATAAGTTGTTGAATTACAATAAATGCATTTGCTCATAATTATATAATTACCTCAGTGTTTTTAAATTTCTCTAATTCTAACTTAGGCGCTTTACCAATTCTGCAATTTATAATACCATTATGGTAATCTTCTCTAAATAATACGTTTTTGTCTATTTGTTCTTTTATCTCATAGTAAGCTAAAGCCCATTTAGAGTCACATGTTCTTAATATTTTAAAAGAAAAATTATCTTTACCATGTTTTTTAATTTCTTCATTTAAATCATTAGATGAACTTGTATAATTTTTCCAATCAGATTGTTTATATTCAATTCTATTTCTAGTTTTACCCTTTAGTGGTTTTCTTTTTATTCTGGAATGACATTGTTTTTTACCAATATATTTTTTATTAGTTATATTATTAGTAATTTCATAGATAAAACCAAATGTTTCATCTGTAATTTCAATAAATTCGGGTAATGTCCAATGTCCTATATCCATTATAGTGATTTTCTATTTAATGGTCTTCTTGCAATTGGAAAGAATTTTTTTTTCTTTTTTTTGGGATTAACGCCACCAGCAATAGACATATCACCTTTAATCGAAGAGTTATTAAAGGTGTTCTGTGTAGCGTTTGGTCCAAAAGTTCCTCCACCAGTCGAATTACTTGTTGCTGGTGAAGGCGCAGCTGCAACATCTTCAAGTATATTTAAAATAGTTTGTTGAAATTTATCAAACATAATATATAATCTACTTATTAACTAATTATGAATTTATTTGAGAAATATTTAGAAGAAATCAAAGAAGATACAAAATTTGATCAAATTAATATTTTAGAAAAACAATTAATGCTGCCTTCTATAAAGCATAAATGGGTTTCTTGTTTAATTAGACAAAAAATTCAAAAAAATAATTTAGAAAAAAAAAGAAAAGTTTTAAAAGAGGAAGTTTTAAAATCTTTATCCGAAAAAGGAATACCTACGGGAATTCCAAAAGCAGCTATAAATTCAAAAGTTGAATCATCTGAAGTTATTAAAAAAATAGATGATGAAATAAGTGATTTAAATTTAATAATTGAATATTTGGAAAAAGTTGAAAAAATATTTACTTCAATTACTTATGATATAGGAAATGCAACCAAATTAATGGTTCTAGAAACAACATGATTGAATTAAAATTATTAAACAATAATCAAGCACAAATTTTTACTAGTGTTTCTACTTTAGAATTAATTAGAAAAAATTTTTCTATCGCAAATCCAGCATTTGGTAGAGGAAACAAATTTGCACCAGCTAGATTGTACGCAATAACACCATCTGGTAGATTTGATATAGGATTATTGGATAATATAACAGCTTATTTAGAATCTGAACAACATCTCTATAAAATAGATAAAGAATTAACTAATAAATTCGAAAATGGATTTAAAGAACCCATTATTAAACAATATAATTTAACATATAGAGATCATCAAGATAAATCAATTAAAAAAGCACTCAAAAAAGGTAGAGGTGTTATTGTTATTCCTACAGCTGGTGGAAAAACTTTAATCATGTCAGGAATAATTGAAAGTTTAAGATTAAATTTAAACAAACCAAATGCCTTGGCTATGGTCATAGTCCCAACATTGCAATTGGTAACACAAACAGCAACAGATTTTGAATCTTATGGTATGGTGAATGTAACTAAATGGTCCGGAAACAATACACCAGACCCAAATGCCACTACTATTGTTGCTGGAACACAAATTTTACTAAGCGATAAAAGTGATTTAACGATATTAAATGATGTTGACATATTATTAATTGACGAATGTCACGGAAGTAGAAAGGGAAATGAAATTAATAAAATATTTAATTTAATTAAAACCGATTATAAGTTTGGATTTACTGGAACAATGCCACCATCTCTAATAGATCAATGGAATATTATAGGAAAAATAGGACCAATAATCTATGAGGAAAAAACTCAAGACTTGAAAGAAAAAAAATATGTTTCTGATTTTAAAATTATAATTTTAAACATTAAACATACTAAGATTCCAAATTTTTTTAAAAACACTTTCGGACCAGCGGATGCATACAATAACGAAATTGATTTTTTGATAAATAACTCAAGAAGAAATCAAATTATAGCTAAACTAGCAACAAGATTGACAAATAACTCAATAATAATGGTAGATCGAATAGATCATGGGTTAAACATAGAAAAAGAATTAAATGATATTCATAGAAAACTAGGAGATGATAGACCAATATGTTTTTTAAGAGGATCTACTGAAATTGAAGAGAGAGAGAAAATTAGAAAATTGATGAGTGAAAGAAGTGGTGTTATAGTTGTTGCTATTTCAAAAATATTTAGCACAGGTATCAATATACCAAATTTACACAATATAATTTTTGCATCAGCTGGAAAATCTAAAATCAAAATAATGCAATCTATAGGTAGAGCATTAAGACTTCATCCAACAAAAACTATGGCAAATATTTTTGATATAGCCGATAACACAAAATACTCAATAACACATTTGAGTGAAAGATTAAAATTATATAATAATGAAAAATACACATATGAAACAAAAAACATTTAATAAAAAAAATAAAATTCTTGATAACGATTTTGATAATCCTTTTGATAAAGAAATTGAAAATGAACTATTAGAAGATTATGGTACAAATGATAATCAATATGATGACGATGACATAATGGAAGATGATGTATCGGATGAATATGATGAAGATGTACCGGAAGAGGAAGATGAAGTTCCTGTAAAAATTGTTGAAAATATTGAAGAAAACAAACCTAAAAAGAGAGGAAGAAAGTCTTCAGATAAAACAAAATTTTATGTTGAACCAAAAATGTTTGACGAAGAGATTATAAAGTTTTATGATTCTGGAGTTATTTCTAATGAGTTGGCGGAAATGATTAGTAAAATATCACATAAACTAAGTTATGCTCCTAATTTTATAAATTATTCTTATCGTGAAGAAATGGTCGGTGATGGCATCATAAGGATGATGAAAGCAATAATAGCAAAAAAATATAATAGAGATAAAGGTACTAACCCATTTTCGTATTTTACCAGAATTGCATTCAATGCATTTAGAAATAGAATTAAAAAAGAAAAACATATACATGAAACTCATGCAAAATATCAAAAAGAATTAATGTTTATGTCTGAAAATTTTAATAATGTTTCAAAAAATAACAATATTAGTATAATGAAAGAAAGAGATAGAAATTATTAATGAAAATAAACAATAAACATATAGGATGTTTTTCCGACATCCATCTTGGGTTGAATCAAGATAATAAAGAATGGCATAACATAGCTTTAGATTTTGCTAAATGGGCATCTGAAACTTATAAGAAGTTTGGTATTAATGAAATTATAATACCGGGAGATATATTTCATAATAGAAGTTTTATATCGGTTGAAACCTTATCAGTAACAAAAAAATTTTTTGATTATTTTAAAGACTTTACAATATATATTTCAACAGGAAACCATGATTCATTTTTAAAAGAATCAAGTTCAATAAATTCAATATCAATTTTAGATGGGTGGGATAACATTCATATTATAGATAATGACCCTATGGTTCTGGAAACCAATTACTCTAAAACTATTGGATTGATTCCTTGGGGAACATCGTTAGACAAAATGCCAAAAACTGATATTATGTTTGGTCATTTTGAAATTAACTCCTTTTATATGAATTCTTATAAAATCTGTGAGCATGGATTTTCATACAATGATCTTTTTGAACGTTCCCCCATTATTATATCTGGACACTTTCATAAAAAAGATAATAGATCTTATAAAAACGGCAATATAACCTATTTAGGAAGTCCATATCAACAAAATTTTGGAGACACTTTAGATGAAAGAGGCATTTACATTTTAGATTTAGAAAAAGATGATTTTGTTTTTTTCAAAAATGAAATTTCTCCAAAATATTTCAAATTAAAAATTGGCGAAGATGTTTCAGAAAATATTATTAAAAATAATTTTATTAGTTTAATTGTTGATAATAATTTAGATGAAGAAAAAATAATAGAGTATAAAGGTAAATTATCAGCATTATCTCCTAAAATTATAAGAGTTGATTATAATGAAAAAGAAACAAAAATTGATGTATTGGAAGAAAACAAAGAACTTGGAACTAATAATTTAATGCAAAGTATAGAAGAATATGTTGAAACATTAAAACCAGAAAATAAAAAAGAAGTTGTAGAATATATAAGGATGATGTATAATTCTTTAATATGAGTGATATTGGAATAGCAATTATTGATGTGTATGATCAAGAAAATTTAAATTCTTGCTACGAATCAATTGAAAATAAAGAAAATTTAATTATTATTTCTAATACAAATAATAAGTTGCCTGATTGTGAGAAAAAACAATTCAGTGGATTTATTCCATTTGCCACATTAAGAAATTATGCAATCAACAATTTTAGAATTAAAGGATTAAAACATTTTTTTATAATTAATTCAAATCAAATAATAAAAGATCAAAATGTTTTTGAAAAAACCATAAAAACTGCTGATGTTTTTGGTATTTGGGCTTTTTTAGGACCGGAAATGCTAAAATTATCAATTGAAGATGATCAACACAATATATCCTTAAATCTTTCCGAAAACATTAATAGCGATTTTATATATCTACATACTGGTATTATAACAAATATTGGTTTCTTTGATGAGAGATGCTTTAACACCAAAAGTCTTGATGTTCTTGATTATATTTTAAGAATGAGGAGTAAAAAAGTATTCCCACCAACTGGATTTATACCAACAATAAATGATGGATTGGAAAAAATGAAAGGGAATATTAAAAAAACAAATTATAGGGAGATTCAAGATGCGGATCAAAGTGTTAATATGTCATATGCTTATTTTTTAACACAACATAGCTATATACCAACGCAAAATGATCCAAAGTCTGTTTCTAATAATGAATTAATGTCTTCTTTGGAAGAACTTCAAAAAAATTATTCAAATAAATTATGAACAAAGAAAAAATAGGAGTTGGTATTACCACCTGCAATAGACTTGAATATTTTAATCAATGTTTCAATAGTCTTGACTTATCTAAAATTGACCATTTAGTTGTTGTAAATGACGGTTTTCCTGTTAATTTTGATGATTATCAATTAAATGATAAAGTACATATCATACAAAATGAAAAAAATATTGGTGTGGGAAGATCTAAAAATAAAATACTTCAACATCTTCTTGATATGAAGTGTGATCATATTTTTACCCTTGAAGATGATTGCATCATTACAGATAATAATGTTTTTGAAGAATACATTAAAGCATCAAAAGAAACCGGATTAAAGCATTTTAATTTTGGTCCGGGGAGTCCTTGGAATAGATTCCAAGAAGACAGTTCTGTTATTGGAGATCTTTCTAAAAGACAATTAGCATCTCAAACCGGAAACCCTAACCCAAAAATGACTATAAATTACAAAAATAATGTTTCTATATGTCTTTATGAACATATCGTTGCTATGTTTTGTTATTTTGATGCAAAAGCATTGCGTGATGTTGGTTTATTAGAAGAGAGGTTCTATAATGCTTGGGAACATGTGGAACATACTCTTAGATTTATTAAAAAAGATTATTATACTCCTTTCTGGTGGTTTGCTGACATTAATGGTAGCGAAAAATACATTAAAGAAGCTAAAGATGAAAAAGCAAAAACATCTTTAGCGAAAAATGAAGAACAATTCATGAAACAAGTACAAGATGGGCTTAAAATTTTTTATGAATTACATCAAACCGTACCATCAAACATTGCAGCAGCACCATCTAACTATATTAAACCATTATTAAAGAGAATTTATGATAGAAACGCAAATAATTGATGAAAGAATAGTTTTAACGCAGCATTTAGATGAATTTGAAATTCTTTTACATGAATATATTAATTTAAATGCTAAAAATGTATTAGAAATAGGTTCTTATTTCGGTTACTCATTGCACCATTGGCTTTATTATAGTGCAAAAAATGCAAAAATTGTCAGTATCGATTTACCAATTTCAGAATTTTGTGGACAATCTGATCCACGTGTACCTGTTCAAGAGTATGTTATTGCAAATGAATGGAAAGTTTGGACAAAAAGAAATAACAATAAACTTTTTTTGATACAAAACTCCTCTCAATTAGAAAGCACAAGGGAAAAATCTATTAATTTAATTAATAATGAAAAATTTGATTTTGTTTTTATTGACGGGGATCATCGTTATGAAGCAGTTAAAACTGATTTTGAAATGTATTTACCTACAGTTAAAAGCGGAGGCATCATAGCACTACATGATATTGGATATGCGGAAGAAGGTGGAGTACATCAACTTTGGGACGAAATAAAAAGCGGGTTTAAACACAAAGAACTGAGACTGCATCCTAATAATGAAAAGGGAATAGGAATTATATTTGTATGATAACGTTTGTAACACATTTAAGATACGATAATCATGATAGAATTGAAAATTTAAACACAATTATTCGTTATTATTCTAATAACATTAGAGATGTTAAATTTATCTTTATCGAAGATGATAAAGAGCATAATAAAGCCTTTGATTTGGTTAATTTTGTTAAAGGTAAAACATCTTTTAATTTTGTCAAAAACGATTCTATCTACTATAGAACTAGAGCCTTAAACATTGGCATTAAAATGGCTCAAAGTGATGTTGTTGTATCATTAGATACCGATTGTATAGTTCCAATTGAATCCTTACTGGCATGTAAAGATGCATTGCTGAACGGCGCAACAGTAGCTTGGCCTTATAATGGTTATTTTGTAGACGTTTCTCAACAACTTCGTAATAAAATAGTAACCTCTCAATTTAATTATGGCGATATTTTACAACAATTAGACTCAAATTTTAATTTACCATTAAGTTCAAGTTACAAAGATTTCCACGTAAGATGCACAAACAATCAACACCTCGGAACTGGTGGTATTGTTATGTTTAACCGTAGTCTGTTTATTGAGGCTGGTGGATATAATGAAAATTTTATAGGTTGGGGTTGTGAAGATAATGAAATCGTTTCTAGATTAGATACTCTTGAACATAAAAAATTTAGAGATACAAGACCAGAAGCTATATGTTTTCATCTTTTTCATAGATCGGCGCAAAGGGCTGAAAATCCATTTTTTAACAACAATAGTGAAGAATGGCATAAAATAAAAAATATGAATAAGGCAGAAATGCTTGAATACATTTCAAAATGGGGACAATTTAAATGATTACTACCAGTCAATTGGGACGAAATGGTGAATTTGGAAATCATTTATTTCAAATTGCCGCCACCATAGGTCATGCTATAAAAGTAAATCAAGATTATATCTTTCCTAGATGGGTTGGGCTATCGTCAAAAGACTATTATACTAAATATTTTTTAAATAAAATACCAGAAACAGATAATTTAAAACAAACTAAACAATTTTGGAATGAACCACATTTCCATTATCACGAAATACCAAATGTAACAGATTTAGATTTATTTGGATATTTTCATAGTGAAAAATATTTTAAACATTGCAGTGATATTATTAGAAATTACCTACTAGAGCCTAGTGAAATTTTAAAAAATATAAATATTATCGATTATAGTAATACGGTATGCATTCAAATGAGATTTTATGATAATAAAAGACCATATGATGTTAGTCATATCGGTCATAAACTAGATCCGGAAGGATCCATTTACTATCAACCAGAAGAAATTTTGGATTATTATATAAAAGCTATAAATTATTTTGGAAAAAATAAAACATTTTTTATAGTAACAAACAATCCAGAAAAAGCAAAACGTTTATTTTCAACATATAAAAACATTTATGTATTAGATAATTTTAATTATTTAGAACAATTTTTTATACAAACTAAATGTGAAAATAACATTATTTCTAATTCTTCTTTTGGTTGGTGGGGGGCTTGGTTAAATTCTAACACAGATAAAATTGTTTTTGCTCCCCAAAAATGGTTTAAAGACGATAAAATCACAAAAGATTTATATCCCCAAAAATGGAAAATTTTATGATAAACATATTTACAATAGCAACAAATAAATATAAATTTTTTATTAATTCTTTTTATAAAAGTTTTAATGAAAAATTTATATTAGATGAAAAAAAACAATTTTATATTTTTACGGACGATTTAAATCATGAAATTTTTAATAATGAAAATACAAAAGGTATATTAATAAAACACGAAGAATGGCCTCATATAACACTTAAACGATATAATAATATTAAATCTATATTAAACAAATTAACAAACAATGATGATCTTTGTTTTTTTATAGATATTGATATGGAAGTAATGCAAGATATAGCTAAAATCTTATTACCGCCTCAAAAAAAATATATAGGTGTTGTGCATCCCAGTAATATAAACAATTCGATGGATGCGGAATTAGAATCTAACCCAAAAAGTTCAGCATATGTTGATCTTTCACAAACCGAATCAACAAATCCTTATATACAGGGGTGTTTATGGGGTGCAAGGAAGATTGATTTTGAGTATATGATTAATATTTTAGACGAAATGGTTAAAATCGATTTAAATTCTGGTATTATAGCTAAATGGCATGATGAATCTCATTTAAATAAATTTAAAATTTTAAATAAAAAAGAATTTGGATTTTTATCATCAGATTTTTGTTATCCTGAAAAATGGAATTTACCAAAAAATGTAAAAAAAACAATTATACATAAAGATAAAAATTACATAGACTTTCCAAGATTTAAAAATAATTAAAACGTATTATGAAAAACAAATTAAAAATATATTCAATACAATATAATTCTCCAAATTATATTTATTTACAAAATAAAAGTTTTAATAAACATATTAAAACACCATACGAATTTATTATTATAAATAATGCAGTTAATGATAATAAAATAAAAGAAATTCAAAAAATATCAGAGGGATTAGGTTTACAACACATACATACTAAAAATGATATAAATAAAGTTAAAGATCATTCTTCAGATTCTCATGCTTATGCTTTAAATTTTTTACTATCTGATGTTATAAAAGATGATGATATAGTAATGATTTTAGATCATGATATATTTTTAATAGAAGATTTAGATGAAACGTATTATAAAAATTATGATATAATATACACAATACAAAAAAGATCACATATCGAATATCCTTGGGCTGGTTTTATTGTTATAAACAAAGTAAAGAATAAATCAGATATGTCATTTAATTTGTGCATAGTAGATAATAATTTATTGGATACTGGAGGTAGTATGTATTTTTATTTAAAAAAACACAAATTAAATAGCAAAATTGTAAAAGAATTATTTTTTAATGACGAAACACCATTAAGATATTCTATTATAGATGATAAATTTTTGCATATTGTAGCAGGGTGTGATTGGAATCCTTTTTATAATTTAAATGAAAAACTTCAAATGTTAAAAGAAAAATTTAGTTTATAACATTATGGAAACAATAATAATAAAAGAACATACACTTATTAAAGATTTTATTAAAGATAAAAATTTAACTATTATAGATTTAGGTGCTTGTATTGGTGAATTTAGTTCAAAAATAAATGAATTATTTGCAGTTAAAAAATCTATTTTAGTTGAAGCTAATCCAACAAATTTTAATAAACTTCCAAAAAATAAAAATTTTATATGTTTAAATAAAGCAGTTTACATTGAAAGCAATAATAAAATTAAATTTAAAGAAGATTTAACATCACCCTATAACGGTTCTATTGTATTAAATTATTTTTCAAATACAGCTAAAGAACATATAATTGATACCATATCTTTAAAAGATTTAATAGAGATTATGGACGTAGATGATGAAATAGACATTCTTAAAATTGATATAGAGGGATGTGAATATATGATTTTAGAAAACGTATCAGATGATGTTTTATTAAAATTTAAACAAATTACAATAGAATTTCATGATTTTGTAGATAAAAAATTTGAATATAAAAATAAAATTATAGAAGAAAAATTTTTAAAATTAGGATTTAAATCCATAAAAAATAAAATAAATTGGTTGAATAATTCTGATTATTATGATACATTATTTTATAAATTATAATTTATATGGGTATCTCATTACAATTATTTAATAAATACAATAAAATTAAAACATTGTTTAATTCTAATATGACATTATTAGAACTAGGAGATCAAGATATTTGTTTTAATCCACATTATGGTAAAAAATTTAGAAATTCAAATGAAAAATTTTTTTATAAAGATTGGAAAACATTAGATTTACATGAAAGAAATGGCGTTACAATAAAAGATTTATCTATATTAAATAATGATATTGGAAAATGGGATATAATTACTAATTTTGGAACATCAGAACATGTTGAACCCGAAGTTGGACATTATAATTGTTGGAAAAATATACACAATTGGTTATTTTTAGGTGGTTATTCTATACATGAATTACCCGAAGTAGGAGCATGGCCTAATCATTGTCGTTATTATTATAATGAAGATTTTTTTAATCATTTTACAAAAATTGGATATGAAATAATTGAAAATTCAACTATTTTTTATGAAGATAACGGTAATTTGAGATTTTGTATTATGAAAAAAATAAAAGATATAAGTTTTTTTTCTAATTTATTTTTTGATAAAATTGTACATATTGAAAAAAATAATACATCTATTACAATAAATCCCGAAAATAATCCAAAAGGTTTAATTTTTTAATATAAAAATATGAATATTGCTATTTGTTATTTAACTAATAATAAAAATACATTAGAAATGGAAAGAAGATACAATCTTTTACCGTCTAATACTGACAATTTTATTATTTATGATAAAAAAGAAAATTTAAATTATAATAATAATATTAAAACTTTTAATTTTAATTTTAACTTATTAGATATTTCAAAAACGGATTTACCATTAGATAATAACGAAAGAACGATATATAGATTTACATATATATCACTGTTATATTTTTATGAAAAATATCCAAATTATGATTATTATTGGTTAATAGAAGAAGATTTAATTTTTAATGGAGATTTTCATTTATTTTTTAACTCTACAGAGTCATTAAAAGAAGATTTTATTGGATGTTATGGGCATTTTAAAAAAGATAAAGAAATTAATGTTCAACATTGGTTTACAATTGAACCTAATAGAATATATGGAAATTATGAACATAAATTTCCATTAGTTGGTGGGTTTATTGGTATACAAAGAATGTCAAATGCACTTATAAAGGAATTACATAAAAAAGCTTTTAGTGATGGTATTTTTGGTAATGCGGAAAGTTTTCCTGCAACACTTGCATATTTAAATAATATGAAACTTGGATTTTTGGAAAAAATATTTAAAGAATACTATTCAAGAGAATATTGTGATTGGAATAAAAGATTTTGTTTAAATGATCTTCAGCGTTTACCAAAAAACAATTTAATTCATGCAGTTAAATTTTAAAAAAAATTGACTTTTAGTATTAAAAATATACACTATATAAGTGAAAAAAATACAATTTAATTTTGTAAAAATACAAAATTTTTTATCTATTGGTAAAGATCCAATATTTATAGATTTTCAAAAAGGGATTACCGTAATCACAGGAGAAAACAAAGATAAGGGTGGTAAAAATGGAATAGGCAAGAGTACGATTGCTGATGGTATATTTTGGTGTTTATTTGGTAATACTATTAGAGAATTAAAGAAAGATAAAATTCAACACAATAAAAATAAAGAGGATTGTAAGGTTGTTTTATGTTTCAAAATACAAGATACGGAAAAAACTATTAATTATAAAATAACTAGAACGCTGGAACCCTCAAAAATCGAAATTTTGCGTGAAGATGAAGATATTACTTTATCAACTTTGCCAAAAAATGATGAATTTATTAAAAATTTAATAGGAGCAAACGAAGAAGTTTTTAATAATGCGGTTATTATGTCCGCAAACAACACAATTCCGTTTATGGCTCAGAAAAAAACGGAAAAACGTAAATTTATAGAGGGAATTTTACAATTAAACATTTTTAGCGAAATGTTGCTTAAAACTAGGTCAGAATATAATGATTTAAAAAAAGAAAATGACATTAACAGTTCTAATTTTATCAATGAACAAAAAATTTTAACAATTTTAAATGATAATAAAGTTAATTTTGATGAAAGTAAAAATAATAGAATTAAATTAATTGAAACTAAAATAGAATCACATTTAAAAGACATAGAAAGTTTAAAAGACAAAGAAATTGCCGATTCAAAAGTTGTAAAAATTGAATTAGATGAATATAGAGAAAAAGAACAAAAACTTAATGAATTACAAGCTGAATTAAACCGTGAAATTGTAAAATTAACAACTCAGAAAACACAATCCGAAATGATTGTAAAACAAAAAGATTTGGAACAAAAGAATTTTACAAAAAAGGGAACAATTTGTCCAACTTGTAATAGAAAATATTGCTCAGATGATATTGATCATGTAACAGCACAAATAAAAAAAATTAAACAAGAACTTAAAGAAGAAAATACAAAAGCTTGGGATATTGGACAAATTATAAAACAAAAAAATGAATTAATATCTAAAATTTGCAAAAATAAAAACAAAATACAACAATTAATAGATAACTGCATATCATCTTTAAGAGAATCTTCATTACATGAAGAAAAAATATTAAATTTTGTTAATAAAAATTTAGAATTAAAGAATGATATTGAAATTATTAAAAAAGAATCTTTTAAAGATGATGCAAAAATTATAGAAATTGAAAAAAATATTCAAAAATTAGAAGAATCTTTAAAAGATATTAAAAAAAGTTTATCAATTCTTGATACTGTTAAATTTATTGTTTCGGAAGAAGGCGTTAAAACATATATTGTTAAAAAAATTATCAATATTCTTAACACAAAACTTAATTACTATCTACAAACACTTGATGCTCCGTGTAAATGTGTGTTTGATGAAATGTTTGAAGAGACTATATATAACGATCAAGGAAAGGAATGTTCATATTTTAATTTTAGTGGTGGGGAACGCAAAAGAATCGACACAGCAATACTTTTCACATTCCAAGATGTCATGAGGTTCCATTCTGGAACCTCATTTTCTTTAAACATATATGATGAGCTTTTTGATTGTGCTTTGGATGTTAAAGGTACAGATAAAATTTTAGAAATTTTAAAAGAAAAAGTTGAAAAGTATGATGAAACAATATATATTGTTTCCCATAAACATTCGGAAATTTCAAATATTGATAATGTTATATTTTTAGAAAAATCTAACGGTGTAACAAAAATTGTTAATTGATATTACAGATAACATTTATAAATCTTATTATGGCACTTAAAATTAAAGAACAAAACGACACTCAAAATAAAAACAATGTTGTATATCAATACAATTCTGTTTTAGCAGGAATACCCAATGCTCCAGCAAACCTGCCTATTGGAATGCCAGTGTTTTCTTATGCCTCCTTGAATCCAGTTAGTGTTCCTGCTGCACCAAGCCTAGAAATGCCAGAAGCAAACCTCCCAAGAGCTATTAATTATTATGCTGATTATGGTGGATGTGGTTTTTGGCGGATGATTTGGCCTGAATTTTGTTTAAATGCTTATTCCAAAGCTTGCATGTCGGGATTAACTCAAATGATTTTAGATTTGAGATTTTATGGTGGCATTAAAGCCATTAGAATGCAAAGACAAGCTACACCAACTCAACGTGATTTCATTAAAGAATTAAAAAAAGCACAAGATCATTTTAAGTTCAGAATGATTTATGAAGTAGATGATATTGTTTTTAAGGACGATATTCCTGATTATAATAGATGCAAAGATGCTTTTGTCGATCAAACCATTATCGATAGTATTTTAGACATTATGCAATGCATGGATGAAATTACGGTTACATGCAAATACATGAAAGAATATTATCAGAACAAAACTGGTAACAAAAAAATAACTGTTATTCCAAATTATCCACCAAAATTTTGGCTTGATAGGTTTTATGATAAGCATAGGGTTGAAAAACTTTATGATCAAAATAAAAAGCGCCCAAGAGTTTTATACTCAGGCTCAGGAACTCATGTTGATGTCCTTAATCGCACAGGATTAAATGATGACTTCAAACACATCACCGATGCAATCATAAAAGCTCGTAAGAAATTTAAATTTGTGTGGAAGGGATGTTATCCCTTAGTATTAAAACCATATATTGATAATGGTGAGATGGAATATATTGATTGGTCAAGTCTCCACGATTATCCCCAAGGATTATTTGATACTAACTGTAACGTAGCTTTTGCTCCATTAATTGATAATGTATTTAATAGATCAAAAAGTAATATTAAAATCATTGAAGCTGGTGCATTTGGTATGCCGGGAGTCTATCAAGACATGTGTACATATGAAGATGCTGAATTTAAATTTAAATCTGGTGATGATTTGATCAACCAACTTGAACATTTAACATCTAATCACGATAGATACATGAAAGCTTCGTCAAATGCTAGAAAATTCACTGAAGGTCTTTGGTTAGAAGATCATTTAGATGAATATGATGCAATGTATTTTACTGAATGGGGTTCAAAAGAACGAAATGATAAATCCCCAAATTTGATAAAGAACAATTTAGATCAAAAGGTATAATCATGAACACTCCTTTAATAGAAGAAGATAATGCACCGGACACTTACGTAAAAAAATCTTCTATTCATGGGTTTGGTTTATTTGCATCTAAAAAATTTGTAAAAGATGAATTAATTATTGATATGGTTTATTTTCAGATAATTGGTATAAAACAACTTACGATAAATTATCCGAATATCAAATTAAAAATAGCAGATATGTTATGATAGATAATTTTAATTGCATTACATCTGATAAAATTTCGAAATTTGGTTATATAAATCATTCAAGAAATCCAAATTGTAATTGTGTGTTTATGGATAGAAAAGTTATTGCTTTACGAGATATTAAAAAAGATGAAGAATTTTTTATTGATTATAGATTAGAACCTATACCCAATCAAGTAAAGTTTCCGGATTGGATTTAATGCTTGAATGATTCTTTATTTTGTGCCATAATTATTCTATGGCTTATAGAAATGTCTATTACGACAACAATAAAGAGACAATACATCTATGGACTTGGGATGAAAACGGAGAAAGAACGAAAGTAATAACTTCTTTTGAACCATTTTTATATATTGAAAATCCCACAGGCACAGATGCCAAATCAATTTTTAATACATCTTTAAAAAAGCTGTCTTTTAGAAATCAATCGGATAGGAAAAAATTTGTAGATGCGTCTCCAAATAAAAGATTATTTTTTAATTTACAGGTTCAACAGCAGTTTTTATTAAATACATATAAAGATGAGATTGATAAACCAAATTTTGGCAATCAACCTCTTAAAATTTTTATTATTGATATTGAAACTTATGCTACCGATCACTTTTCTACACCGGAAGCAGCAACAGACCCTATAAATCTTATAACAATATATGATTCTTTAAGTGAACGTTATTATACGTGGGGTTGCAAAAACTATTCGACGATGGAGGATGATGTAACTTACATTAAATGTAAAAATGAAAGAGATTTATTAAAAAGTTTTGTTAAATTTTGGAAAACAGATCCACCGGACATAGTTACTGGATGGAATATTCATGGTTACGATATTCCTTACATTATGAATCGTCTATCTAAGATATTTGAAGATGATTATAACAAAAAATTATCTCCGATTGAAAGAATAAGACTTCAAGAAAAGGCAAAACTTAACAAATTAGGAAAGGCTATTGATAGATGGTATATTGGTGGTATTAGTATCATCGATTATATGGAATTATATGAATCTCTTTGTGGCGGAAAAAGAGAATCAATGTCATTAAATTACATTTCAGAGTACGAATTAGAAGAAAATAAAATTGCAATAGGCAGTACAACTCTTTCAAATCTGGCGGATACCGATTGGTTTAAATTTGTAGACTATAACATACAAGACGTTAGACTTATTGTTAAATTGGAGAAAAAATTAAAATATTTGCAACTTGTTAGGAACCTTGCATACCGTGGATTTATTCCATTTGAGAAATCTATGGGTAAAGTTGCGATGATTACTGGTGCAGTTGCCCATCAAGCATTGAGACAAAACATGGTAATTCCTACATTTAATATCGAAAACATTAAACAAGATTTCGTAGGTGGTTTTGTTTATGAACCAATTAAAGGTTTGTATGAAGATGTTGTAACATATGATGCGAACAGTCTATATCCAAATACAATTATTACTTTAAACATATCTACTGAAACAAAAATAGGTAAAATTGTAGAAAAAACAAATGATGGTGTTACTTTAAAGTTAACAAATAACAAGATAGTAGAATTAACTAACGATAAATTTGAAAAAGTAATAGAATCTGAAAAATTATGTATAACGAAAGCTAATGTTTTATACACGCAGAGATTTAAGGGAGTGGTTCCTACACTTATTGATAGATTATATAGCGAAAGAGTTAATGCTAAAAACAAAATGTTTGAAGCTCAAAAGAATTTAGAAAAGGCAACCACATTAGAGGATAAAAAACATTACGAAGAACAAGTAAACGATAACGACACCTTATCAAATGTGTACAAAGTTTTTTTAAATTCTATTTATGGTGTGTTTTCAAACATATATTCACCACTATTTGACATTGATCATGCTGAAAGCGTAACAACATCAGGACAAGCTGTTGTAAAAAGAGGTCCAGAAATAATTTATGACCATGCTATCAAACAAGGATTTAGTGGTAAGATTGAAGATATATTAATTTATCAAGATACTGACAGTGAATTCTTATCATTTAAGAATATTTTTGCTAGTAAAGGAATAAAACTAACTAATGATGGTAAAAATATAACAAAAGAAGCATATGATATTATTAGTGAATATGGAGATATTTTAAATAAAGGTATAAATGATTGGGCTAAGAGTGAATTTAGATCAATTGATCCTAGATATGTTTTTAAACGTGAAAAAATATGTGATGTAGCTTTATTACAAGCAAAAAAATTCTACATATTGCATATTTTAGATAAAGAAGGAAAGAAAACTAATGATTTTGAATACAAAGGAATCGCAATTGCACAGGCAACTTTTTCAAAAGAGGTAAAGGAACTTCTTAAAAGCGTTGTTGAATCTGCAATTTTATCCAAAAACAGAAAACAAGCTATTCATATTTTTCAAGAGGGATTTGAAAAATTTTCCGAAATGTCTGTTGAAGAAATATCAACCAGAAAAAAAATTAATAATTACGAAAAGTGGGATGTCGATAGCGAAAATGATGAATTTGTGAAAGGAACTCCGATTCAAGTTAAAAGCTCCATGAATTTTAATGATTCTTTAATTAAGTTGAGTATTGATAGTAAATATCCAACAATTAAAAGCGGCCTTAAAATTAAATTTTTTTACTGTAAAAAGAATATTTATGGTTATGAGACAATAGGTTTTATTGATTACTATCCAAAAGAACTTTTACAAGTTATTAAACCGGATTATAGGTTTATGTTTGAAAAAAACGTAGTTCCTGTCATTAGTAGAATATTTGAGGTTATTGGATGGCCTATCCCAGCAGTTGGATGTGAAGAACATACAGATCTTATAGAATTATTCTCTTAATTTAAAAAATGTCTATTGATTATTATAAAACATGTGTTAAATTAATATAGTATGAGTAATGAAAATACAGAAACAAACAAACTAACCGTAATCTTAGACACAATTGGGAGGACTGTTCTTGGCGAAACAGTTTCTACTGATGGGGATTATATTAAACTAAAAAATCCAGTTATCTTGCACATTGTTCCTGCCGATAATAATGGAAAGATGTCAGTTCAACTCCTTCCTCTATTTTTTAGAGAGTTTTTGGCTGATAAAACCGGAGATATTACATTCTCTTATTTAAAAGATAAGATTGTTGTAACCGATATTGATGCACTCGACTTCCGTTTGCAGGGACAATATTCGCAAATGTTTAATGCACAAAATTCATTTGTATCTCCCGGCGGAAATCCACCTCAATCACCAAATACCGGAGAGACACCATCCGTAGTTAATTTGTTTGACGAATAAAAGTAAAAATTAACTAATAAAATATAAAACCCCGCAATAGAATTTGACTATTGCGGGGTTTTTGTTATCATGTGAGTATGGCTAAAACTAAAAACACAGAAACCGAAGAACAAGAACTTGGAAACATTGACGATGCATTTAAAATTTTAGATGATTTAAATCCAGAAGCTACTTTTTTGGATGAAAACTCTCTATCAAATGTTAAAGAGTGGATTGATACTGGTTCCATGGCATTAAATGCAATTATTTCTGGTTCTATTTACGGTGGAATTCCCATGGGTAGATTGAGTGGATTTATTGGACCAGAATCTTGCGGAAAAACCTTAATGGCTAATAAAATTATGGCTAATGCACAAAAAAAAGGTATGCATGTTGCCTATTTTGATACCGAAGGCGCACTTGACGAAGATACTGCTAAAAGATTAGGTTGTGATACATCTAAAATTAAACATGTTCCCACCGAACTAACAGAGCAATGCAGAAATCAAATTGTAAAATTTTTAGAATCAATTGTTGAAAAAAAATTACAAGGAAAGGTTTTAGTTGTTATTGATTCTTTGGGAAATCTTATCACAACTCAAGAAAAAAAGAAAATCGATGAGGGTAGTGATACTCCTGATATGGGAAATAGAGCTAAAGCATTAAAAAGTATGATGAGAGCAATCACACACTCAGCTGCCAAGGCAAATTGTCCAGTAGTATTCACAAATCACATCTATGATGACCCATCACAATTACATCCAACAGCAATTAAAAAGCAAGCTGGCGGTTCTGGTCCTTTATATATGGCATCAGTGATCATTCAAATGGCTAAAAAGGCTGAAAGATCAAGTGATAGTAAGAATAAAGACTCAAATGATACAGTTACGCCTCTTTCAAAAGACATTAATGGTTTAACTCTCAGGGCATTTACGACTAAAAATAGATTTGTTCCACCGTTTCTTGAGACTGAGATGTATTTAAATTTTAGAACAGGTCTTAACAAGTATTCGGGACTTCTGGAAATGTGCGAAGGTTATGGTATTCTCGAAAAACAAGGCCATAGACACGCATTTAATGGAGAAGTTTTGGGATTTTTTAAAGACTGGAAGAGTGATGATTCCGTTTGGGAGAAAATATTACCATCACTCGAAGATAAATTGAAAAAAGAACTTACTTTTAAAAACGAGGGAGTCTAATTTAAAAAATAATTTATAGATTGCATTCTGCGTGGATGCAATCTATAATATTTTCCTATGATAGATAAACCACTACCCTTAGACTTGGACTTCTTTGAAAGAATTATCATATATAATGCTATCTTTGACCAATCTTACTTGGAAACTATATTAGATTTTGTAAATCCAACATATTTTAAAGATAAAAAAATTTCAAGTATATTTAATGTAATTAAATCTTTTTATATTGAGCATAAAACAGTTCCTAATATAACTGAATTAAAATCACATCTAATAACTGATGAATTAAAGTCAAATTTTAAAGAAACTGTATTATCATTCAATAGTATTGATAAAAATTACAATAAAGATGTATTATTAAAAAACACAGAACGCTTTTTGAAAGAAAAAGCGGTTTTAAATACCGTATTTGAAACTTCAATTGATGTAAATTCTGGTAAAATCGATAGTTCACAGATTTTAAAGAAATTTGAATCAGCTTGTGGAGTATCTTTAACTACTGATATTGGATTTGATTATTTAGAACAGATAGATAAGCACTGTGAAGACTTGAATCAAGTCTTTAATACCATTTCTAGTGGATGGAAATGGTTGGATAAACATATTGGTGGTGGATTTGTTTCAGCTGGTAGAGCTTTATATGTGTTTTTTGGCATAACCAATGTCGGTAAGTCAATATTTTTGGGAAACATAGCAACAAATATCTTAAATCAAGATAAAACGGTTATTTTGATTTCTTTGGAAATGCCAGAACAGGTTTATGCCAAAAGAATATCTTCCCAATTATCAAAAATACCATTTGATGATTTAAAATTGCAAACTAGTCCCTTAAAACGTCATTTGAATGAATATAAGGTTAAGAATAAAAATTCTAAATTGATTATTAAAGAATTTCCACCACAGTCAATAACAGTATTGCAGTTAAAGACGTATATAAACAAATTAGTACAGAAAGGAATCAAACCAGACGCTATTATTATTGATTATATCAATTTAGTTGCACCTCCTTCGGTTGGGTTGAGTTCATATGAATCAGTTAAAAAGATTACAGAAGGAATCAGAGCCATGTCTTATGATTTTGAATGTCCAATCATATCAGCAACGCAAGCTAACAGACAAGCGGTAGATATGGTTAAACCCGACATGGGCAAAACTAGTGAATCTATGGGATTAGCTCACACAGTTGATGCCATGATGAGTATTTGGACTGAAGACGGTGATTCTGATCTAGGGATAATTCATATGGGGGTTGAAAAGAACAGATTTGGGCCAAGAGAAGTATATACACATCTGAATATTGATTATCCGACACTATCATTAACAGAACCAGATGAATTAGCGCAACAAAATTCAATAAGAGGAAGCTCACCCAAATTAAATGTTAATTTGGACGACGATGATACGAGTATATCAGATACTTTGAGTCTAATTGATAAATTGAGTGAATAATATTATGACAAATGATTTAAATAAAAAATATCAAGTTTTTACACATAAAGATTTAGATGGTGCTGTTAGTCTTTTAACATTTTTATGGTCAAAACCTAACGATTCAATTACATATAGAGAAGTTACCAATGTTGAAATTGATATAATTAAAGATTTTGTCAAAAAAACATGCAACCCTCCGAATATTTTAGTATTTGATCTTGCATTAAGAGATGAGATGTTGCCAGAACTTGATTATGATTACATAACATTTATTGATCATCACAATAGATCAGAAGAATACATAAAAAAATTTAAACAAGCTAAAATTATTCATAAAAACACTACATCAAACACAATTTTGATTAGAAAATTGTTTAAAGACAATGCTCCAGAGTTTACTGATGCTCAAAAAAAATTAATTTTACTTGCTGATGATCATGATTGTAATGAAAATAAATTTAAAGAGTCTTATGATTTAAATATTTTGTTTTGGACTCAGTTTAAAAATGAATTTTGTTATTTTTGCAATTATTATAGAGATGGTTTTAGACCTTTTACTGAACATCAAAAGAAAATTATTAAAAATGCAAGAGAAAATGCGGAAATTAAAGAAAAAGAAACTAGATGTTTTGGTGGAAATTTAATAATTGATGGAAAAGTCCAAAATGTATTAGCTGCAATGACAGAAAATTACAATAATATTGTAATTGATATGTTAATGAGTAAATATCATCCAGATATATTATTTTATATCAACACAAAAACAGAAAAAGTGAGTATGCGTCAAAAGAAAAGAGATGATTCTATAAATTTATCAGCATTTGCTGAAAAATATTGTGATGGTAATGGACATATGTTTGCTGCTGGCGGAAAAGTAACTCCACTTTTTTTGGAATTGACAAAAAAACTAAAACCATTATGATAATCACATCTTCTCAACAATTAGAAAATCTATCAAACCCATCAAATGCTTTAAATATCGAAGAATTTGAAGATATAACATTGAAATTCGGATCTTTTGTTTGTATCTGTAAGGGGAAAAAGTTTAATTATTTGAATTTTTTAAAATTTTTAATTGATGATAAGAAAACACAAAAAATCTATTTTTCTCTTTTGGGAGAATACAACTTTCAAAGCATTATAAAAGCATATTTAAATTCAACTCCTAATGTTTATAAGAAGATTTTTAGATCAAAGATGAATAAAAAATGATTAATTTAACTAATTTCGAAAAACAAATATATAATTGTTATCTTAAAAACTTTAGAAGAGGCGAACCATACAAAATTAGAAAAAATTTTTCTAATATAAATCCAAATATTGCAGTTTATTTGCAAAAAATTGGAAATTTTTTGACAAAATATCCTCATATTAATGTTAATGAGTATTTTGAAGCACCTAATTCTTTATATAAAGATGAAAAATATCCGCCATTAAAATCTTTTATTAGCAGAACTGCTATCAGAGATTATTCTTTATATCAAAAACAAAAACAAGATAAGAATCCGGAAAATCAATTTGAAGAAATAAAAAACAGCTTTAGATTTATAGGAATGTTTTGTGTTGAGAAGAAAATTCCATTTAACAAATACCTAACCGATAAATCTGGTTGTATATACTCATGGCTTAACCATTACAGAGAGCATAGAGTGAATCCATATTCATTATTTGAATTTGGAAATGTAATTTCGACGCTAGATGACATTCCTAAAGACGAATTATCTTTGTTTGCTCAAAATCTCCAAGAAAATATTATAGCATTTCACAATAGATACAAAAATTCCCCCAAAACAAAACAATATTGTCAAACAATTTACAAAAAAGTTTCAGATTTTGTAGAAAAAGAGTTGCACAATCTATAAAAAATGTCATAATATTTTTAGTCAAAAAAATATTTGACAATCAAACAAATTCAATTAACATTAAATTCATGAGTACTAAATACAACGCAAGTCTCTTTGATTCTCTCAAAGAGGCATTCAACAACAAGAACAACACAGAGTCCAACTTCAAGGACTTCTTGAAAATGGAAGCTGGAAAGACATATACTGTTAGACTTATTCCCAATGTGGAGAATATTAATTCTAGCTGGTATGCATATTCTCAGCATATCTTTAAAAGTAATTTGTCTGGAAAGGTTATTTCGGTTCTTTGCCCAAATACCTACAAGGAAAAGTGTCCTATTTGCGAATATCGTTCAAAGATTTGGGCAACAAAGGACCAAACTTTGATTGATCAAATTAAACCTTTGAAGAAGTCCGAAAAGTGGCTGTATAATGTTTATGTTATCAGCGATCCAACTAATCCATCTAATCAAGGACAAATTAAGTTCTTGAATGCTGGCTCTCAGCTAGAAAAGATTATTGAATCCGCTCGCTTTGGCGATGACAAGGATGAATTTGGTCCGAAGATCTTTGACCTTTCACCAAACGGTTGCAATTTGCAGATTAAAGTTGAGACTAATGATGGAGGTTATCCAACATATGTTAGCTCACGCTTCAAGTCTCCGTCTAAGATCGATGGTCTTGATACAGATCAAAAGATCAATGAGATTTATGATGGATTTAAACCTCTTGATACCATTTTTAACAAAAAGTCGTATGAAGATATTAAAAAGCTTCTTGATGTTCACTTTTTGGGTAAAGATGAGACACCTTCACCACAAGCACAAGAAGATGAAGATGAATTTAAGGTTGACAGTGATGACGATGTTATTGAAACAAATTCTTCTTCGGTTGAAACTGGTGAAGTTTTGTCTGAACAGGAAAAAAGAATGCAAGATATTTTAAAGGATCTTTAATATGAACACAGAAGACGCATTAGAAGTTGCTAAATTAGCTGCTGCTGTTGGCGGTCAACTTAAAAACATTGATCAATTCACAACAGAAAGAACTAGTAATCCAGCAAATAAAATTAATATTAATAATTTTATTGCTAAAGTTAGAAACCCTAATGCGTCTTTTGGTCCCGCAAGATATTTAACTGACCTTCCTTCTGGATTTGCCGCCCCACCACCAGAAGAATATATTCAGCAAATGGTTCCAGAACAGCCATCATTAATTCCGCAACAAATACCATTGCCGCCACTACAACAAGCTACAATGGCAACAGCGTCAGAATTAATGCCTATACAAGCAACATTACCAACCGCAGTTGCTCCGGTGGAAAATCAAAAATCATCAACAAAAAAACAAAACGATTTTAATTTAACACGTGGAGATGTTGATAGTATTAAAAACTCTTTAAAGAATATTGACAAAACATTATCCGGTATGCTAACATTATTACAAGATAAGAAAAAAATTAATAATGACTGAAACCATAATCCCGATTCCAAAAATTTCTTTAGAAAAATTATTAAAACCTGTAAACAGACTTACAGAATCTTGTGTTTTAAGAGGTGATGGAGAGTCAATATATACCCTATGTTGTTCACCTGATAACAGTGTAATTCTTTATGCTAAGACAAATCTTCCAATTAAGTTGGAATATACCAAGCTTAACATTATTAATATTAAAAAACTTCTTACTGGTTTGGATTGTCTTGGTGATGATGGAGAGTTTAAATTATCATATAATGAAAACAATATTGTCTGTAAATCTATAAACGAATCAACAAACGAAAATACTTACTTTAAATATCATTTAGTTGAAGATAATATCATTAAAGAATCTACTGTTAACATAGAAAGAATCGCTAGTTTAACATATGATACTATCTTTGAATTGTCTCTACCAAAAATTAAGCAAATCATGTCAGCTTATTCTTTTGTTAGTGATGTAAATAAAATTTATTTTTATACAAAAGACCAAAGCGTGTATGCGGAAATTGATGATAAAACATTACAAAACGTGGACAATGTTTCTTTAATGGTTTCTCCATTATTTGTGGGAGACGCTCTAGTAAAACCATTATCGATAAAAATAGAAGTTTTTAAGTTATTATCAAGCAGTAAAAATAACATTAAAGTCAAAATTAACAATGAATTTAATGTATTCGTGTTTGAAACCCAAGAAGACGATAATACACAGCTAAAATATATAATTTCCGCACTTGTTAAATAATTTATCTGTGGTAAATTATTTATATGGCAAAAAACAAGTTAACAACTGTAGGGTATTTTATTAAAAGGTTACGTGATTGTGGTTATGTAACTGATAAAATATTTACTGATTATTCTAACAACGATTCTAGGGCTTGGACTGTTGTAGTAGATCCTAAATTTACTTCAGTATTTATAACTTGTTATAATAATGAAAATTATTTTGGAGAAGAATATTTTGAAATTCATGATGGCGGTCAGTATATACCTGATAGATTTAAACTAAAAACCAGTTCAATCGAAATGGTTATAAATTATTTGGTTAAGTACAACATTAACAATAAATCAAAATCTTACAATGACAAATAAAAGAAAAAAAACAGTAAAAACGCCATCATTGTCATCCGAAAATGTTAAAACTTTTAATGGAATGTCTGACAGTGAAATCAAAGAACTAGAAGAAAAAGTTTTTACTGCTGTAAATAATCTAGAATTACAAAAATCTATTGAGAAATGGTCCAAAGAAAAAAATAATAAAACTAAAGTTAGCGAAAGAGATTTAACTATTTTAAAAAATCATATAATTGAATATATGGATTCTTTTTTATTATTTGGATACACTTTTGATGGTGAGAGAATTATTATGCAGCATTTTGATAAACCAAAAGATAGAGATGCTATGATGGAATTTTTAAAAATTGTATTTTATAATCAACAACAAGATAATTTTTTAGATGAATAACATATCAACAGATCCAAACTGTAATACCAGTAAATTAAATTCTGCATTTTTTCCGGTAGGATCTGCTCAACATCTTGACATTAATTTTAAAATATTACCATTTCTTTGTGACTTACTAAAAGCAACGACTGATGATAGTGTTAGTCCATTATTAACAGAACCACCAACGCCATTTGATCTAACACCCTATACAGACTTTACTGAATTAAATCAAATCGGTGATCCTAGAGTTTCACTGGGGGAAACCATGACTCAAACCTATATTAATTTTTTACCAAGAGTTATAGCCCAAACAGAAGTTAGACAAAATGGAGGAACTCAAGTTGTAGATGGTTATATATGCAATTCTGATGGAGTTCCTATTAAAAAATCAGAATCCATAAATGCTATTTTATCGCTAGATTTAAACGGCAAAAATTCATATCAATATGGAGCAATAACAGTTCCTCCAATTTCCGCTACATTTGAGGAATTGATGAAACCATTGGAATCACAAGAAATCATAGATTTTGTTAATACCTTTGTCAGTGATACAAAAAATTTATATTCTGAATATTTTGTTGATTTTATTAAAAAATATTTTCCAAATTGGACTCCTACAGTAAACGCATATCAAGAATCAAAATTTATAATTGTTGAATTAAAATTAAAAGATCAAACTGTTTACTTAAAATATTACTTTGATTCAGCAAACAGAGTTGCGTGTTTATTGGGTCTTGATAAAATTAATTATTATTTGGGAAATCAAACACCAAGTAATATGGCACTAGCAATAGCCACTGGATCTATTATACCAAATTATAAAGATTTAATGTCTGATACAAATAAAGCCAATGCTTTTTTTGAAACGATAAATTCAACATATTTATCAACGCCAGAAAAACAATACACCTCTATACTTTCAAATTCAGCTACAGCCATTTCTTATTTTAATGAAATGGCTAATAAAATTAATACTGCATCCGTCAGCGCAGTACCAGTTATTCAATGCGATTAACAATTTAAATCTATACTTGGTGGTGGAATTAGATTTCCAGCCTCATCAAAAACGCCATTTGTTTGCACAAAATTGGTTCCATTATAAACATTGTTATCAGATTCCCCTAATCCATATTTTGCGTTTCTTTTTGAACTTCCACCAAAGGGATTTATACAAGGCAAGCACAAATCACCAACGTTTTTATGACCGGGTTTTGATCCCATACCAGACGATTTAGCTGGTGTTGGCACATGACTTGGTTCGGGTCTTGAGGCTCTTGCTGTTTGACTATTAGCAACAGCATGACCTTGAAAACCTGTATAATCATGCGAATGATTACCTCCGGGGCTTCCGTGATTATGTGTAAAATTAAACACTGGTAATGTTTGACCGGGAACTACAAAAGTATATGAGAAAACGACTGGGTATGGTCCAGCAGTGGCTATTCCATTTACCATTAATGGTGTTCCAGAAGGCACACCGGGAGGTGTAAAGTATGTTTGCGCGTAACCAGTTGGCATACCTGAATTATCAACAGTTACTCCAATCATAATTGAAGCGTATGTTTCTTCGATTAATGTTTTTATTTCCGCCATACCGTTTATAAGATTTGAACTCAGAGCGTTAAATATATCCCTGCTTGCGGCTTTATACTTTTTATCATATTTATCGTAAATAGTAGCTTGCAGTCCATTAACTGGATTATTCCAAGTAGCTCCAGAATGCACTTGATGCGCAGCTCCAGATGGCCCTGTTGCAATTCTTTCACCGGGGCATGTTATGTGAGTACAAAACAATCCACCGTCCATTGATAAAGTTCCTTTTAATGCTAAATCTCCTTGTACATGCAACGCTCCACCAACCATTGTATTTTCTGAATCAATTCTGACACCAGTATCGCCAGACCTATCATTAGCATCAATTACAATATTTTTTCCTTTTATTGTTGTTACATTATTAGATGCCAATGTTAATTCTCCTTCTGTTGCATTTATTGTAGTTGTCGTTGCATTTAATTGAGCAAGTCCTGTTGTATGAATATCAATTCCAGGAGAACCTGTTGTCATTGTAAATTTTTCAGTTACTCCTAAAAATAAACTTCCGGGGTTTATTAAAGGTGGAGTGTGAATAGCTTTTTTACAATTACCTTTTGTTTTTGGAATAAAACCAGAACCCTTCGGCGTTGTATTATTTGTAAATCCAAAAGCGGTTACGTTATGGTCTTTTAAAACAACTGTGGGAGCAGTGTTCATTGTTTCTGGATGACCAACCATAATAGAAACATCTGACATAAATGGACCCATAGCATGAGTTCCGCCACCTCCCATGTTTCTTTGATGTTTTTCTAAATCCTTTTGTTTCTTTTCTAATTCCTTAACAGCTACTTCATTCCCCTTTTGAATTGATTTTTGTGGAGATTTCACCATTCCAGATTTACATCCGGGACTTCCACACCCCTTTCCAGCATTTAATTGTTTAACTTCTTCTGGTGATAAAAATGGTATAGCTAAAAAATTTAAAAATTTTTCTAAAATATCTAAAGGATATGGAAAATTAGGAATAGCTAATCTTATTAGTTTTACAGCCAAATCCAATAAACATTGTCCTCTATCAGTTAAAACTTTAGATGAACAAACTGGACATGGTACTTCTTCTCCTTCTGTATTTTTAATTGTTTCAACTTTTTTCTCATCTATTTTTTTAGTTTCCTCCTGAAGTTTTTTAGCAGCATCAACTTCTTTTGAACCAGCTTCGCCAACTTGCTTCGTTTCATTTCCCTTTACATAACTATGATTATTTCCACCTAAAACGCTTTGATAATCACCACCAACAGATTTAAACATGTGTTGTTGAGAACCAAGATACAAATCTGTTTGTGCTTTTAGTGTTACATTTCCATTATTAAGTTGAATTAATTCTTTACATTTACCTTGTAATAATACATAAGAATGATCATCAGATAAAACTGATCCAAAATTAACATCATTATATAAATTTGTTTTAAACTCTATTCCACCAGCCTCCGACAACAAAGAACTTGTTTGTTGAGAACCTGAATTATTATTTATTATAGATTTTGCTGGCATATTTGTATTTAGCTGTGTGCTTGTATATTGGAAGGTTCATAAACTTGTCCAACATAAATTGGTCTTTGTGGACTACCATTTTCAAAAACAACCCAAACCTTTGAACCCGCCATTGGTATAGAAAAATTACCCACAGGAGAACCGTATCTGGACATATTTAAACTACCATAAGCATTTATTCCTTGTGATGTGGTTCTCTGAACCAATCTTCCAGATTTTGCAACGCTTAATCCAGATCCTTCACCCCTCAATCCAGCCATTGTTGTGGATGCAAAAGATCCTTGTGATGTTACACCATGATCTAATCCAGCTATACTATTATTTCTAGTAATTTGATTTTCAACAAGAGAAATTGCAACATTAGCGGAAAGTTCTGGATTTGTTTCTATGTCATTTACGGTTTTTCCTTTATATTGACCATATGTTTCTGTATCTTTTTGGCTTACGGAAAAAGCCCCCCATGAACCACCGGGATCATTTGTTGAGTCTGGATCACTTGCAGCAGAAACCATACCACCCCTTTCAGCTAAAGCAGTTCTCCACATAAAATCTGCCCATTGATTCGCGTCTTTTGAGTTAGTTATTCCATATCTTTGAGCTTCTTGTGGGTCTATATTAGCTGATAACAACGGAGAACATTCTAAACGTTTTGCTGCATATGCTTTAAAGGATTTTTCATCCATCACACCATTATTAACCGTTATTTTTAAATTATTTGCATCCATTTTTTGATTTAATTCCGATGCTAATTTTTGTGACTGCGAAAATTCGATAGGCGAACCGGAATATGTACTATTACAATTTCCAGAAGTTCCGGTTGAAAGTGGTGTTTGATTTCCAAATGTTCCCGAAGTGTTATTAACACCATCATCAGCTATCACTCTATTGTCTGGATTAGCGGTTCCAGTGTATGCATTGCTGTTATTATTGGGTCCAACTAAATTAGCATATTTTGATAAATCTTGCTCGTTTATTTGCCAATGCCAAGGTTCTTTTTGAGTTCCATTTGCTCCATTTGTATCCGGTCCATATCCACTAGCGTAATTTGCCCAACCATTTTTTGGAGCATTTGTCCTCAACCATTCATATGCTTGCTCTTGAGTTGTTCCATTTGTTCCGGTTAAATCAAAAGCCAATCCCACGCCATGCTTACTTGTTCCGGGGGTTGCTGCTAAGTTCCCTTTTGTTGCTTTTAATTTAACTTGTTCGTCATAATCTCTATATGAATCTGTTATTCCTAAATTTATTCCATCTTTTTTGGCTAAAGATTCTAATTCTTTAAATTTAGCAGCAACTATTGGATGCGCCATAGCTCCAGAATGACCATCTATGGGTACTAATTTACTTTTATCATTGGTATCAAGCTTTCCATTCGTACCATTTAAAGCATAACCACCACTTAAACCATTGTCTGTAGGTATCACGGTAGCTCTATTTGTGTCAACATTTACAGGCGCACCAGTCCCACCACCCCAAACAGGCATTGACGGTCTAGCCCAAGGCAAAACCCCTAACAATCTATCTAACAATTCAGGATTAAATGTATCATTATTTAAAGTTGTGAATGAAATATCAGTATTTTTATCATTCCAACCTTTAAATAATGGCCCAGTTACTCCGGGAACTATTAATTTTACTCGTCCCAATTCGTCGGGATCTTGAGTGTCAAGAACTAGTCCCACATAAGTTCCATATAATAATTTATCTTTTAATGCCATAATTATGCTGCATTAGATTTTATTTCTGCTGAACTTATAACATGACCATAAGCATCTTCTTTTCCATTTTTTGTAAAAAGAGCGCCCAATATATCAACGGGTTCGGGTCTGGTTCTACTTGGATCCCTTCCGACACCTAAAATACTACCCATAACATTCATGTCGGTAAATGTTGGACCCATTTCATCTAATATTCTTTCATATAACGCACTTTGAGTTTGTTTAGCGGCTATACCATAGCCAAAATCCATTAACATTCCGGATAAATATGAGTTAGGATTATCTACAAGTGAATTTACCGCCTTTATAACTTTATTTACGTCTGGTGGTAAAAATTTAGAAACTTCTCTCAAAGGATCATCTGCAAATCCATCAATATTAAATTTAAATGTTTCTTCAACATAATCTTTAAAATTCGATTCTAATTCATATGCTAAGTTTGACATATTCATTAATGACGAATAAAAAGGAACATCGGTTAACATAGAATCTAAAATGAGTAGAAGTATACATAAAAGATCAACTGGAATTATGCTTTCCAAAAATCCCATTATCAATTGTTGAATTTTTGTAATTAAAGCATTTATAAGTCCAAATATTTGTTGTATATATGCTATTATACCATTATAAATGTCTGTTATTATTTGCGCAAAAGCGGTTAACACTCCATTTATAGCAGTAACAAGACCAACCAATGCACCAAAAGCTCTTTTTGGTAAAGTTAAATATGCATTTGTTCTCACTCTATTGCAAAATGCATTCATGGAAGTAACTGCATTTGGATGTATTTTATCAATAAGAGCTTCTATTGTTCTTGGAATTTCAGTTAAAGGTCCAGTAATTATATTAGAAAACATATTATTTGCATTTGCTTGAGTTACTCCAAGTTTTCCAATTTCATTAAAAGAACCCTTCGCATAAGCTGGTGTTTTTTTAATTATTTCTTGTAATTGTGGAATTTTTGCCATTCGCAAAAAGTCATTTAAAAATTCTTCATCGATAACATATTTGTCATGGCCGTATACACCAGATTGTAAAATTTTATTATCAAAACCATAAACCAACATGTTTAATAATAAATAATATTTGTTTTTATTTAAATTTGAAAATTGATGTCTTATTCTTGCTAACTCACCAGCGAATAAATAAGGATAAAGAGTCAAATTCGTTTGAACTTCTAAATCTTTTATTTCCTTAGATGTTATTGTGTGTGATTTAACTCCACCCTCATTTAATTCTGCTACTTCATTTTTATTTTTATCTGTTTTTGGTGTAGTGGATAATTTCTGTAATCTTTCGTTTGGATTTGATGTTTTAGCATTATCATCTACGATGTTTGCAACGTAAATTGGAGCATTAAATAAAAGTGGATTTGCACCAGTTATTGTATAATTTGCTTCATCTTCGGTTGTCGTTGTTTTTGGTGGAACTGTGACCGAAATAGAGGATGATGGATCATTAGGATTAACAACTTGATAATTATTATTAAACTGCAAATCATTGGGAATTGTTATAGTCATAAAAAAAATTGATTTTATATTATCTTTGTCTATAATATATTTATGTTCAAAGCTAATTTTAATGTTATTAAAAATTATGTTCCAATAGGAATTTCTGGAGCAGCAAGATCCGGAAAAGATACATTATGTTTAGCTTTAATTCGTTATTTATCAGAATTAAACGTTCCAGCAACCAGAAAATCTATTGCTGGAGATTCCATTAAAAGAGATTTAAATTCTTTTATATTAAAACATTTTTCAATTGATTCTTTTACAGAAAATCTTGAAAAAAAAGAATTCATAAGACCATTGTTAGTAGAATATGGAAAAATGAAACGTAAAAATACTAAAGGTAGGTATTTTATTGACAACTTTAAACCAGATTTAGATAAAATAAACATTTTACCAGATATTCGTTATATGGAATATACAAAGGATGAAATTTTTTGGTTAAAAAATGAAGTAAATGGTTTTTTAATTTTTATTGAAAGAAAAAATGTGCATGATGCCAACGATACAGAAAAAATTAATAACGAAAAAATTAAAAAAATGGCGGATTTTATTTTAAATTGGGACACTTTAAATGCAAATAATTATGATGATTTAATGATTATAAACAATCACGCTAAAAATATAATAGATAATCACTATTTACCATTTTCCAACCGGACAACTTGATGCTTTCAAATATACTTTTACTGCCATATAACAACCACACTTAGTACACCTTTCTTCTTGACGGTTAAAAAATTCGCATTTATTGCAAATATCTTTTCTTCTTGCTGCTTCGACATCATCTGAATTTAAATCATTACCAGAGGCAACGCTTTTAACGTTTTTAATAATTTCATTTCCTAAATTTTTAGCCATTTGTGGTAAAGATGGAAAATTTGTTTTATTGGAGGACGAAAAACTTTTAATTCTATTTTGTTGGATAATATTTTTTAATTGATTTTTGTCCATATTAATAATTATCGTCTTTTGTTGGCGAATGTTCGGAAAACATGTCAATTTTATTTGCTACAACTTGAGTTACATATTCTCCCTGTGTAAATAAATGAGAAACATTAGTCATCATCCATTGACCCAAAAACCTATCATCAAAAGCATTTTTTTCATAAAAAGAACCCACCTTTTCAATAGCTATAAATTTTCCCGGAGTTCTTATTGTCAATCCTGGAGATTGAAATGATAAAGATTGATTTAAAAAAACAGAATCTAAAAGCATTTGCATTAAAGGTGAACTATGAGAACTATATGGTCCATTTAATGCTAATTTGTTTTTCGACATCTGACCTTCCGTTTTAGTTTTATTTGCATTTAATACTATTTGTGGCTTTTCTCTTTTGTTCTCACTAAAAGAATATAACCCTTTTTTGGCCATTTCTTGTAATTTTTCAATTAATTTATTAATAGAATTTTCTTCTTTTTTTATTTCAAAAGAACCAGTATGTTCATTAAAAAAACAATAAGGAGAATTTAATAATCTATTATCATCAACAGCAACCATTGGAGAAAATTGATAAGATGTAATTCTAGATGCAACTAAAGAAGTAAAATTGTGAATTTGGCTTTTATCTTCCATTGAAGCCCTTGGTCTATATGGTAATGAATTTGTTAAACCATCTTCAATAATCATCCATTCAACTTGTTCTTTTGTTGAATTTTTAAAATAATCAGAAAAACAGATTAAATGCCAGCCTTTATCTTCACTAGAACGCCCATAATCCAGTATAACAGGAAATCCATTACTTGATACACAGTGAGATAGTATGTAAAAAATATCATCTAAAGCTGTTGTATTAGCGTCTGGATATAAAACACATAAATTTTCAGTTTTTCCCACATCCCATTCATTAATTTTATCTAAATCTATATTTGGTTTATCAATAGAGCCATTTTTATTAAATCCAATTTTTATTTTTGGCATAGCATCCCCATTAGTAGATGCTATTTTTAATAATTCCTTTAATGCTTCACATGGATTTATTGCAGCTTCCGAGTCTTTTAAACTTTTAGCTGGTTTGTTTAATTTTTTAGAAGCTATAGTTGCGGATGACCATTCTAAATTTTTTTCTTTTAATATTTGATAACGCTCATCTACAAAAATATATCTTTTCTTTTTTCTTTGAGAATTATTAACAGGTAAATCTTCAATATTCATTACAACAAAATCATGATTTATTTCCCAATATTTTTTTGGAAATTTATCAGAACTATCTATGTTTTCTTTTATAACTCCGGAATCTATACTAGCATCTACTGGATATATGATAACACTTAATCTATTTCTACCATCAGTTCTATCTATGTAAGGAACTTTTGCTTTTTCATCACTTTTTTTATTATCACCACCCCTTGCAAAAATTTCAAAATCCGAATTAAAAACTATTTCTCCTTTTGTTATCCAGTTGTATAGAGACTCATGAATAGTTATAGAATCAACGAAGAAAAAGGGTACATATAAAGGTTCTTGTCCTTCGATTTGATTATACAAAGATATTTCAATATAATAATATTGATCTCTTATTTGATGATAGCTCCCTCTTTTATTATTATCCATAATTAACAAGAAACTTTATCAACATTTTTTTCAAGTTTAACCTCCAATCTATTAAAAGCAAAAGTTACATTTGAATTTATTTCACTTGTTTCTTGATCTGAAAAATTAATTTCACTCAATTGAGTGGGGAATGCATTTGTATATTTGAAAGATATTATTTTATTATTAAATTCATCCAACCCATATATTGTAAATGATGATGTATAATCTGACATTGGATGTCTTAAATAAGAATTTTCCTCATCTATTGTGTGGGCGGTTGATTCTGAATTTTTAAAATCATTTAAAAGATTTAACCAATTCCAAATAACCCAATAATTTTTATATCCATTGTCTATTAAAAATTTTAATGATAATGGTTCATATGCTGGTCTAGAAAAAGTAGATGTTTTATAAACTTGACCACCAAATCCAACATCTATTGCTGGAATGTTTATAGCTGGAACAGGAGAACCATATATAGAAAGTTGCAATGGATTTATTTTAAAATTTTCTTCTAATGTTAAATCTACTTTTCTTTTTAAAGCTACTGGTAAATCTAATACTAAAGTAAATTTATCGTTACGAGATCTATTTAATGGTGTTTGGATCATATTAAAAAATTACAGTTGGATAATATTCTTCTCCATTAAATAATTTATCCTTTTCGCCCTTATTATCTAAAGGTTTTGAGTCAACTAATGGTGGCGGTGTACCAACATTACCCCAATTTAAAAGCCAATTTTTTAAATTAGATGCTTCCGTTTCATGTGTTATTGGTTTTTCCGTTTCAAATTTACCTACAAAACTATATCCGGTTGTTATAATTGGATTTTTTTTGAAATTTGAAACCTGTCCGTAAAATATTGGACTTTTTTTAATTAAATCTGAATTATCAACTAACGGTCTTATTTTTAAAGGTTTCCCTTGATCATCGGTTTCTAATATATTGTAATATTTTATAGCAACAGATGGATCTAAAATGAATATAGCCCATATCAAAGATAATACTCTATCATCTAAATCTTTTTCGGTTCTTTTACTAAATGTAAAATTTTCATGTTTTACAAAATTAGTTAATTCTACTAACGTATCTATATCATATAATGCTAATGCTTTTAAACTATTGGCCCAATATCTGAAATTGGTAACGCCCCTATACCTAGTATTCGTGTGGTTATGTATACCAAATCTATTTTCGTTATTATAATGCTTACTAAAACCATCAAAATGATATGAAATTACAGATTCATAATTGTGAGTGTGGCATAAAACATCCAAAACCTGTTGTCCATTATTATTATTTTCAACTAAAATTGGAGGTCTTCCCCAATCATCAAGAATTCCCATCAACCTAGTACCAAAATGATACGGACTCATTGTGTTGGTTGAATATATTGCGACTTGTTTTATGTTTGTTAAATCAGATAAATCCAAAATTTGAGCAACTGTATTGCTTCTACCAATACCTTCACCAACATCAACCCCGATTGCATAAAAACTTTCAGAATTTGGAGCTTCAAATATTTTATAGTCACCATTATCCATTACCAATATAGGATCTTTGCATTGAGATCTTAATCTCTCTAGTAATTCTGGATCTATTGCGGTTTTTCCTTTTTCGTGGAAAACATTTCCAAACTCTTGATCAAAATCTTCCTTTGAACCCATTTCTGCGATGGTATTAATTTTCCATTGTTCATCACGATCAGGAACCTCCCACCAATCAACTCTTTCTAAATGCCATCTACTATCAGGTCTTTGGGTTTCTTGATAAAGTTCATAAAATTTATTATCAACACCATTTGGAGTACTAATAACAACGAGTTGGGATTTCTTCATCGAAGAAATAATTGGATATGCGGATTTCCACAACTCTTTCATTAATTCTGGTTGACAATGCGCCATCTCATCAATAATAAGTAGATTACTTGTACTTCCACGTGGACCTGATGTGGATGTTGTACTAATTGTTATTGCGGAATCGTTTTCTAACTGAAATCCATCACGCCTCCAAGATTTTACTGGAGGTTTCATCCAAATCGGCAACTGCTCAAATGCCATTTTAATACGAGCAAAAATTTCTTTAGCAGTATCTTCTTTGTTTGCAAGAATAGTTATTCTTTTATCGCTTTGAAAACATACCATCCACAGAGCATAAATGGTTATTGTAGTGGTTTTACCACTCTGTCTACTAGATAACACTAGATTGAATCTATTGTTAGCAAAAGCCTTTAACAAACGTTTTTGATATTTCCTTAATTCAATCTTCCGTTTACCATCTTCCGTAACAATGAAAAAATAATTTTCAGCAAAATGTAATATTTTTCTAAAACAAATCTTCATCTCCTCAATCATTTCAGGAGTCCATTTGATTTGAGCATTTCCCCTTAGAAGATTTTCATTTCCTTTATAAAAATTTCCATCAACTAAAACATCTTCATTTTGCAAATCAGATAAATTTGATGAATCTTCTATTTTCTTTTTTCTTCCCATATTTTTAATAAGTACTTATGTAAAATATGAATAAATCATCATTATATTCAACATTTTTAGGAAAAAAAGATTCATTTGTGAATTATCAAAGTAAATGGATGATTTATAAATTAAACGTATTTGATAAAAATGGATTATGGATAAAATTTAAAGATAAATTAAATGATTTAAATTCAAAAAACAATTTAAAAATTCCAGAAGGATTCGAATTATTTGATTATTATATGGAAAATCCAGATATTGAATTTGAATTACTTTTTTTTAACGATATTATGCAAAAACATCATATTTTTAAAATTAATGATATTATATATTCATATTCTATTGGCAAAAAAACAAAAAAAACCAAAAATATTGCTTATGTTAGATTTTATTTTGATTTAAATGAACTTTTTAATTACTAATTTGTTTATTTATATTTGTTATTATAGCCCAAACGTAATCTTTTTTTAATAATTTTATCTTATCTCCCGGTTCTGGTTGAATTGTTGGGTTTTGTATTCTATTATATTCACATACCAACCACCATAAAAACATTGTTCCATAATATTTATAAGAAATTAATAACCAAGTATCATTTAAAACCACATCATAATCAATTTCAACTGAACTATCATTTGCAGGAAATATGTTTACCGATCTTAAAAGATTATAAAATCTCATACCATCATCATCCGAATAGATATTTAAAAAATTCTCATATCTATAAAATGAAAGTTGTGGTAAATCTGTAAAATTTGATTGATTCATAAATTATTAAAAACTATTTTTAACAGTTTCTCCAAAATCTTTATAATTTTCTGTTACTTTATTTCCAATACCAATAGCGGCTTCGGATAGTGATGGTGCATTTGTTATTTTTACTTTAACGCCACCCAAAGCTCCAGCCAATACATTAGAACTTTGAGATAATAAATCGGTAAATGTTATAGTCACTCTGTATGCCTCTGGTATTAGTATTTCCTTTGCTCCAAAAGAGTCCCAATCACTCATTCTTCTTGTGGTTCCTATACTATCAACTTTAAAATTGCTTACATAAGCTGCTGGCATATAAACCCCACCAACCGAACACGCATCAACTTCATATAATTTTGGGGGAATATATGACATTAACGATGTTCTTGTTTTTAAATTTTGAAAACTAAAAAGATTTACAAAACTAAAATGATTAAATGCCGACTTTAAATCTAATGTGTTGTATAAAGGAAATGTTATAGTTAATGATTGTTGAGATGTTCCACTGAATTGTTTAGTGTCCTCAAATCCAAATCCGGGAGTCATAGAACCAACCGCAACACCAACAGCAGCACCTACTATTGAACTTAAAATATTTCCCTTATCCGCTGATTTTGTGGAATTTCCCATACCACCAAGAATATCATTTAACCCACCTATAGGCGACCATTGATTTTCAATAGCACGAATACCATCTCCATTTTTTAATAACCAAGGAAAATTGTAATAAAACCCAGTTTGTTCTGCATTATATAATTGCGTGAATGTATCTAAAGATGGTGCATTATTTAAAGTTTTCCAAGGGGTTGCATTCATGGTATTAGTAGCCAAACTCTCTATGGCAACCGCACCTTGCGTTAAAATATTTGATAGTTGAGTTGCCCACACACCATATTGCAGTTCTTTTTCTATTACAAAAATCTGAGGAACTTCATCTTTACTTCCCAAATTTGACCAATACATATCATTATACACATCTACAACACCGTTACCTATAGGTTTTAATACTGTATATGGGGTGTGAGTAATTCCTAAAAATTTACTTTCTTGATTTTCAGCCCTGAAATATCTATTCCCACCAAAAGCGGTATTAATTCCATTAGCAGAAGTTTGATCTGATGGCAGAATATTATTCATTATATATAATATTTATAATGCGGCACTATACTCCCTAGAATTTTTCCACCACTGTTCTCTTTTATCATTATTAATATCAAATACTGGTTTTAAAAGGTAGGAATTGGATGTATCGGATGTTTGTGTGATCGTACTTTGATTATTGATTAAAGTTTGAGGTTTGTTTATAGATGCAAATTGATATAATGTTTTATTAAAATTTTCTATTAATTTTTCATTTAATTTATTTTGATTTTTTATCATTTCATCTAACTTATCTACTGTTGGATTTTTTATATTTTGCGAAACTGGTTCAAATCTTTGAACGTTTTCTGGTTTTTGTTGAATTATTTCTGGTTTTTGATTAACAGGATTTGGAATAGGTGCTGGTTTTTGTTCTCTTTCATATTTTTCATCCATTTCCTTTTGCTGTTCCGGTGAAAGATCTCTATATACTGATGATTCTTTATATGATGGTTTTTTTGTTCCAAACCCAAACATAGATTTTAATCCAGTGATAGAATCATCTATTAAAGTTCCTTTATTTGCATCTTTTGCTAAAGAAATATATTTTTTACTAACAACCTGTCCAACCCCACCTTGATCATTTATGTTTTGATCTAAAAATTGAGAAACAGCATTATCAGGCTTCCAACCCTTTCCAGTTGCCCAACTAAATATTCCAGTAAGACCTTTAGCTAACAAACTAGTTAAGTTTGGAATTATGTCTAATAATCCCCCAATAAAAGATGTAAAAACTGCAATAAATTTTTGAAATGGATCTAAATCAACATCATCCCAAACGGAAAATAATGTTTTAATTGCGCTAATAGTGCCATCAATAATAGCTAGAACCTCAACACTTAAAATTCTTCCTAAAAATTCAAACAAAACCGTGAATGGTTTAAATATAACTAATAATCTTCCTAACGGTCCTTCAAAAGTTCTTATATAACCTAAAACCGAACCAAACATGTCCATTATACCTTGAAAAAATCTAGAAATACCAGACAATCTACCTTCAGCTTTAAAAAGATTCAAAATAGTTTCAGCCCATTCTCCAATAATAGTTTTTGCTGAATTTAATTTATCCATTCCTTGTGTTAATGGTTTGATTATTCTTTCAGTCCAAGCATTAGATAACCATGTGCCTATTTCTTCCAATTTTAACCATGATTTTATAGAATTTTTAATTCTATTAATATTTGTAATAAAGGATGACGCCGCTTCATCCGTTTTTAATGCGCTATTAATACCTTTAACTTCCAATTTAATCTCGCTAAATAATTCTTTTAATGGATTTTTTATAAATTTTGCAAAGTTTTCTCCTAACTTTAATTCTTCAAAAAAAGCAGAAAAAGCTGTTTTTATTTTTCCGGGAAGTTCAAATAACCAAACAAATGCATCCTTTATTTTAGTTGCAACTAAAATTATATCAGAAAGAAAACCCATAACTAATGGTATTAACATGGGCAATGCAGTAATAAGAAATCCAATGATACCAGAACCACCACTATTACCACTCATTCCATCTATAAGTTCTTTGATATTTTTATTTAAAGCATCCATACTGGCATTTAATGCGTTGTATATGGGTTCTAAAAGAGTTTTTAATATCTTTATACCTTCTGGATGAAAACTAACACGCATTACTTCTTCGCCAATATTTTTTTGTTCACCAGTATTATTATTATTTTTATTTCCAAAATTTTTTAAACTTTCTGGTATTAACTTTAAAATATTACTATCTTTTAATTTTTCTAACTCTTCGTTATCTTTTTTTATTTTTTGTTTTTTATCTTTGTATTGCTTTTCTTCTAAAATATTAATTTCTTTTTGTCTATCTTCTTTTAATTTATTTAATTTATCTTCTTCGAGATAATTTTTCTTTTCGGTTTTAATTTCAGACTCAAGTTTTTTAAAATATTCTTTTTGTTGCTTTTCAAAAAGTTTTGTATTTTTTGCAACCATTTCATCAATAGATTTAAAATCAATCTTTTGAGATTGATTCATATATTGATTTAAATTATTGTCACCATCCATATATACTACTTATAGTAGTAATATGGTTTAGTTTAAAAACATTATACTATCAACATTAACAGTTTGCGTATAATCTTCATATTTTACTGTTAAAATTTCATCTAAATTATTTTTCCATTCACTAATTTTATCTATGATTTTTTGTAATAAACTGCTTGGAAGCTTTTCTATTAACTTTATTCTTTGCTCAAATGGTAAATTATTTAATTCAACTTCACTTTCATTTATCCAAACCTTATTGATATATTTTGAAATTTCTCCTATGAAAGATTCAGATACTAGTTTTTGAATATCTTCTGTAGTTTTTACTTCTTCTGGTTTTTTATTACCTTTGAATTGACTATCATAATCAAACTCCACTTTAATTGTTGGGTATAATATTTCAGTTTTAAGTAAAAATGAACCATTATTTTCCTCTAACAAAGCGGGTTTAGGTGTAATATATTCTTTTAAGGAATCTAATATTGGTTTAATTTCAAATTTGTTTGATATTTTATTTTTTTCTCCAAAGAAAACGGTTATTTCATTTGAAATTTTACTCTTCAAAGACAAACCAATACAGGTTTTATCCACTAATGTTAAATTATCAATATTAACATTTTCTGTTATTAAATTATCTTTTAAAATGCTATAAAAAGTTTTTATAAAACTTGTATTATAAACGGAAGTATCCATAGCAGCACCCAATAATTGCTTTTGTTGTTTTGCATTTAACTGTTTAAAAGTTAAATTGCTTTGAATTGAAGGTATCCAAGAATCAACAGTAAAACTGTCCGATACTTCACCCAATGCTTTTAAGGCATTATTAAAATCCAATACATTATCATTCACCATAATACATTATTTAGATAAATCTTCGCCAAATTCAAGGGATAATTTTTTAATCTCGTCACTAAAATTATTTTGATCAATATTTTCTGGAGAATTTTGCGATTGTTTGTCTGTTTTTTTATTTTGTTCTTCAATTATAGACATGTATATGTTTCTTTCTGAATTAGATATACCCATAATATAATTTGGAGGTAGATTGTTATATGATAAAAAATATATTTCTTGATATAAAGTTCTTAAATCATATGAAAAAATCATTTTTATATGTTCTACAAAATTTAAATTATAAATGCTAAATTTATAATCTTTAAAAAATGATATTTCAAATAAATCAAATTCTACTAATATTTTAAAAGCAGATAATACTTTTTCTTGTATTTTGTTTTTAATTACCAATGGTATTTGTTCAAAAAAAATAATTTTTTCTTCTTTTTTAAAACATTCCCAAGAGGTTTTACTTTCATTTATTTCAATATATTCTACAAATTCAAATAAAGTTTCATTAAAAATTTTATATTCCAAATTATCATTTAAAACATTATTAAAAGAATCTATACTTTTTATATTTGGCCAATTGATTTTTATTTTTATATTGTTCTCTTGTATAATTGAATTGTCATACTGTTCAAAATAATTCGATGCATTATATAAATTATTTAAATATTTTTTTAAATCTATTTGTATTTTAGTCTTAGATTTTGAATCACCATCATTTTTTAATAGAAAATCAATTGTGGAACCAACGCTTATTATTCTTAATTTTACCAAAAATAAAACAAATTCGATTATATTAATTTTATAAAAATCTTCTTTGTTTTTTATACAATTTAAAATTATATCTAAAACATATTGAACATAATCATATAAAAATTCTCTTTTATCCGAAAAACTAATATTAGCTTTAGCGATTAATAATTGTTCCTGTGTATTAATCTCTCTAAAATTTATTTTATTTTTAGTATAAGGTAGATCTACACTATAATTGTAATAATTCACTTATTAATTTATGGCAAATATATCAAATCTCCAGTTTCTCCATCTAAAATAGAATATTTGTCATATACAAATTTTACATCACTATATCGCAACCCCTCTTCATTGTATGAATAAGTTTCTCCAGCAACGCTTATCGGAGCAGCATTGTAAAATCTGTAAATTTTTCTAATACCCATTGGATTTCTTTGTCCAGTTTTAGCGTACATCACAACATCTATCGCATTAGCTTTTACGTATTTGGGTGAACTTGGTGATCTTGCTACTAAACCATTATAACCAACCATTATAATCCAAGGTCTTATTATTAAATCTAAAAACGAAGCATTAGTTTCCAACATTGTTATGGTTAAAGGATCATATTTTCCTCTATTTGATGCCGTAGCTGGAGCTAAAAATCCACCATAGTCCAATCCTTGGTTACTTGCCTCAACCGATTCGTTAGGTAGTGTGACTTGTCTAGCAAAAACACAACCCATCATAAGGTTACTACGAGCCTGAAGACCTCCATCTAATAATATGGAAGTTACTTCATTATTGTAAGACCACAATGATTGCTCTCTATTTCTAATAGAATCTTCTAAATTATTGAATAAATTAGATACACTATTAAAATGTATAGTTACCATCCACTGCGAAGCTAATGCTATGCCAGTGGGCCAATAACTTAAAAGAGACAGGTAATATTCGTATGGACTTTTAGGAGGCATAATAATATTTATGCCTTAGACTAAATTATCTTCCAAGAGTTTCGCCAGTCAATCTCCAAAACTGATAAGCTATAGTTGCTTGTTGCTCAAGAATTTCTCCAGCATTTGTTAAATTAACAGTTAAATCACCAATAGCTTGGCAATATGCACCATATAAAGTATATTCTCTTAAAGGGTTTCCTTTTTTGTCTAAGAGAACCATAACAATTTGATTTTGAGCATCTTTGCCGGGAATAGTATATGAACCAGTGCTATTACGATCATCAAAAACTCTCTTGGTCCAATCTTCAAATTTTCTTCTGATAGAAAGATCCGAAGGAACTCTAAATGTAATTTGCCAAGCTTGGCTATTAGGATAAGTAGCTGTTCCGGGAACATTAAAACTAAGCCCCATAAATGGAACTGGAACATTAGTAATAGCCCTTCCGGGTAAGGTTGTTGTTGTTACATAAAGTAACTCTTGTTGTGTAAATGTTCTTCCACCTAAAGATACGATTCTAAAAAGATTTTGCCTTGCAAAGTCTTTAACAATCGCAGCATCGTAGAAGTTTTCTATTCCTTGTGTTTCAAATAATCCAGCCATAATATATAATAATATTTATCTTATATGCTATACATTAATCAGTATATTTTAAGATTGTCCTCCTGCTACTAATTCCGAAAAATTAACACCAGTTCTCGTTGCAATGAAGTCGGCTAATATAAATTCAGCGGCTCTTACTGGTTGAATATAAATTGATATTTTCAATTCATTATTATCAATAACATCCGGTGTATTATTAGTAGTGTCACAGACTAAAAGATAATCATAACATCCTTCATTTAATTTAGCTTGATCAAATATAGGAGTTAATGCACCTTTCAAACGATTTCTTGTAGCAAAATCATTTGGTTCAAACACAAAAAACTTTAATAGCTTCTGTGCTTCTTTCTCTAAAGTTAAGAACAATCTACGAACATTAATTCTATCAAAAGCAGATGGTTTTCTGTAAAATGTTTTCTGACCATAAATCACAAATCCATCCATATTAAAGAATGCAATTGGATTTATATTAATTTTATAAAGTAAATCTCTTTGTTTTTGAGTTGGATTAACGCCCAAATCAGTAACATTTGTTAATGTACCTCTAGTGAAGCCAGCTGGAGCAATCCAAGGGAATGTTGTTTGAGATGATTTTGCAATTATAGCAGTAGCATATCCAGAAGATGGCAACCATATTGGTTTACTTGAATATACATCTGTTGATTTCACCCAATTTCCATAAGATGTAACATAGCTGCTTTGCACATTTGAATATATATTGTTTAAAGGCCAATAAATATTATTAGAAAAAACGTAATTCTTTTTAGATGAAACTTTAGCGTTTTGACCTCTTACGAAAATTTGTCTCAATGGGTCGGAAATAAACAAATGATCTCTTCTACCTTCGGCAAAAGCAACAAACTGATTTGTAATTGCTTGATAACCATTAAATGTATTTCCTGTTGGAATTATATTTACTTTAGTGTTACCTATACCATTTGAATC